ATGGAGTATTCCATCACTGCATCCGACATAGCAGAACGGATCGGATGCAACAGACAAGATGTTTATTCTTCTGCAAGTTATGGGCTTTTGATCCAGAAAGAATATTATGTAGAAATTACAGACCGTCCGTTGAGCTGGAAGAAAGATATTAATCTGTTAACAGAATATGACAGTGTTCGGAAAGAATTTCTTAGGAGGTGCGGAAAATGAAAGTATATAAAGCAGTTCATAGAAATGAAAATAAATGCAAGGAACTTCACAAGGAGATGAATCTGAATGTGGGGCCGACTCGGTTGGTTCAACCGGATTTCTATTTACTGGTTGATGTTGATGATATCCAGAGGCAGATGAATGTTTTGGAGAACGAACTTCACCGGATGAAAAGAGTGGAAGCAAGGAGAAAATGGAGATATGTTCATAAAAGAAGATGATTTGAAATTGAATGAATGGCAGTTTTCTCAAAGAAAATTTCTTCCGTATGAGATAAAAACCAAACTTGCTGAAACGAGAATTCGTGAATGGTATGATAACTGGAACGGACAAGTATATCTGAGTTATTCGGGAGGGCTTGATAGTACAGCTCTGCTCCATATGATCCGCAAAACGGTCGGGAAAGAAGTGCCAGCAGTGTTCTCAAATACTGGCTTGGAATTTCCAGAGATTGTGAGATTTGCCAGAAAAGCCAACGGAGAGTTCTTGGAAATTTATCCGCAGAGGAAAGATGGTAGTCGAGCCACATTCAAATGGGTTGTCGAAACTTATGGATTTCCTATTACCTCAAAAGAAAATGCTGCAAAAATTAGAAAACTCAGACACGGAAATCTTTGTGATAGATACCGCAACTATCTTTTGAATGGAGATGAACGTGGAAAGTTTGGGGTCCTTGCAAAGAAATGGCATTACCTTCTGGATACTAAATTTGATACCAGTGAGAAATGTTGTGACATCATGAAAAAGAATCCGTTTTCAAAATACGGCAAAGAAACAGGACGCGTTCCATACGTAGGTACAACACAGGATGAAGGCTTTATGCGCGCACGTTTATATGCTCATACTGGTTGTAATGTGTATGACGGAAAAATGATTAAAAGCCAGCCGCTTGGACCATGGAACAGACAGGACGTTCTCAGATACATTGTGGAAAATGATGTGGAAATATGTTCAATCTATGGAGATATACGGAAATCATCAAGCGGATTATATTACACTACAGGAGAACAGAGAACTGGTTGCATGTTCTGCGCATTCGGAGCACACATGGAGGAATGCCCGAATAGATTTCAAAGAATGGCGAAAACACATCCGAAACATTGGAAAATCTGTATGAATCTTGAAAACAATGGAGTTAGATATCAAGATGCATTATTAGAATGTAAAATCGAAACTGAAACGTGGGAACAAATGGGACAGATGAGCATAGAAGATTATCTGAAAGGGAAGATTCATGAAACGGCATGAATATGCATTTCCCTGTGGTGGCTGTATTTGCAACCATTGTGCGAACAACCTGTATAGCGAAGACAAAACAGCAGGCGAAGCAAAGATATTTTGCGATGCCTGCGAGTGTTGCAGATGGTATGACGGAGACACAAGAAGCAAGGATATGTGGAAACAGAAGTGCAAGAATTATATTGTAACAAATCAACATGCTGAGTATTTAAGAAAAAGGATAAAGGTGATAAAAAGATGAAAAAACAGTGGAATTATGTTGAAAAAGACGGAAACCCGAAAAAGGCAGGGCTGTACTGGGTGACGCTTATTTATCCAGAGAGAAAAGATGGTAAAAAGACAGGAAAATTTATGGCTGAGGTTGATACCAGATATTTCGCAGATTTGGACAAAGAGTCAGATTTAAGAGGCTTGACCATGGACGGAGAACCAGATAGCGGTTTCGCATGGACAGAAGAATGCGGAAGTATTTCAGGAGAAAGAGTGCATGCTTGGATGCCTATGGAAGATATTAGAATTGCTGAGTTGCCGGAGGGAGTTGAAAACCGAAATTTTGAATCTATGGAGGTATAAGCGTGACAAGAGCAGAAACAACCAAGTTCCTTGGACAGTTGCTTATAAGTACCCGGTTTAACGGCGCTGGGAAGCACTGGGCCAGCGAGGTAAGTATTGATCCGTGGGGAAGAGACGCGAAAAGAGTTGATTACATGCAGTTTTCACCAGCTGACCAGCGCTCTATATCCGGGATAGAAAAAGGCATATTTACATGTTATGAGGTAAAAAGCTGCAAAGAGGATGTTTATAGTGGGAACGGTCTCAACTTCCTGGGTGAGAAAAACTATATTGTAACCACTATGGAGTGTTACAAGGATATTTTACCGGACTTTCGGAGTGGGAAACTTGCTAAGCATATGCGTGATCAGTTTCCGGAATCCTCCAATTATTTTGGAGTGATGGTTGCAATACCATACTGGGCAGAAATTACAGATGAATTCGAGAATCCTACACCGATAGATGGAAACACAGAGAGGAGTTGGAAGCTGGCGGCTATTTTATCATGCAGGCAGGGACCAAGAAAGAGATCTATGTCGGAATTATTATTTTGTATGTTGCGGAGCGGTCATTAAGGAGGATGAAGAAATGAAAAAATTTAAAGAAAAACGCATGGCAAGTTATGTGCTCAGAAGCAATGAACTGATTCAGGAAGGCAAAACAAAAGAAGCTGCAGAGCTATTTGGAAAAGGCTTAGGTTATTATAGTTCAAACATTATTCATGCCATTACGCCTTATGCAACCGCGGATGCAGGACTTATATCTACTGTTTTACGTCATTTAGCATCAGAAATCGAAGAAAAGAATCCTGGGGCAAAAGAAATGCGAGAATGGGCAGAAACTCATGTCGAAAAGCCGGAACTCAAAGAGATAAAGAGAATTAAGAAACCTAATTGTAAATAAGAAAAATATTCGATTGGAGTGAAAAGATGTTTGATATCGAAAAGGCAAGAGAAAAAAAGGAGAGGAGTAAAATAAATGAAGGAAGTTATATTTTACTTATGTGGAATCTTTAGCTGTATGATCATATGGTTCTTGTGGGCTATTATAGCCTATAAAAAGGCCAAAGAAGCCCCTTTGAAAGAGTATGCAAGGATTCATATTGATATCGAAAAAGCTATCAGAGAGAATGAAGAACAGATAGCGGCAGCCAAAAGATATCAGCTTCTCGAAGATCATACGATAGACCAGATGATTCTTCAGTGGAAGATAGAATATCTGCAGAGTCAGAGAAAATGGTTATTTACATTACTTGGTGGTAGAATGGAAGAGGAGGAAAAACAATGAAGTGTAGCTTAAGTACGTATTATAGAATTATAGATTCGGAATTATATAATTTTGAAGATGGATATATGCAGTTAAATGCGGATATAGATGCAAAGACCATTGATCTTGAAAAATACATAAGTAAGCAGAAAAAAGGAATTGCGGAGATGTGTCATGTGCCAGCAGAAAATGTAGTTTCAATATCTCGGATGGAATACGAAACGTACACGGACGAGTGAAGAAAGGAAATTCATATGTACAGCAAATGCCAGAAATGCGGAAGGAAACTGACGGATCCGGAAAGCATTGAGAGAGGATATGGACCAGAATGCTGGGGAAGTATCTTGCCTCATTATTCTATTGAACAGGAGGAACCGGAAGAATCTATTCCAGGCCAAATGACTATAGAAGATTTCTTGGGAGGTTTAAAAAATGGAGGAGAAAAAGATATGTCCTGAATGTGGGAAAGAGTATAGTTCTCGCCCGGCATTATCAAGAAAAGATAACAAAACAATGATATGTCCTAAATGCGGGATGATGGAAGCACTTGATACAGTGCGAGATTTCTACGCTCCGGGAATGACAGATCAGCAATGGAAGCAATATAAAGAGGAGTACATGCTTAAATATATAAAGGAGAATTGATATGGATAAAAGTTTATATAATGCAAGCGGATGTAAGGATAGAACAGCACATGATGCGATCTGTGCAGCGGATAGAACCCGAACATTAGTGTACAGGGCAAGCAGGACAAAAAAGGATGAGGAAGCAGAACTGTTTGTGAAGATGGTCAAAAGACTTGCAAAAGGATTTGGGTTCAAACTCTGTGACAGAATCAAATTCGAGGATCCTGAGACTGGAAAGAAATATGTGTGAGGTGGAGCATGGATACAGAAAAACAATTCGTTGTTATGAGCAAAAAAGATGTTGAAGAAATGATTCAGCAGGCAGCAGTGGCAGGAGCCCAGGTTGCAAGCGATACAATGCTGGTGGCTCAGCGCCGGGCTGAAAAAGAAAGAATAGATCGCAGACTTCACAATACAGAATTGCTCCTCAGAAACTACAGAACTCTCAAGGCATCCTGTGAAAATGCTGTATATGAATCGAGGGATTCAAAAAGAGAAGAGGTCACAGAAATACTGGAAGGCATTATGGAGATGAAAGACGACAAGGTGATTGTGGAATCTATCAAGGCATCGGCAAAGAGAACAGCTTTAATGGTACAGCATATTGATAAAATGCTGGACGTATACAGAATTTATTGTGGCAAGCTTTCAGAGAAAGACAAGAGAAGATACAAAGTAATCAAGCTATTGTACATATCAAAGCAGTCAATGAATATTACGGAAATTTCAAAAAAGTTTTCCGTTAGTAAAGTCACTATTTACGAGGATCTCAAAATTGCGAAAGAGCGCTTATCTTCGCTATTTTTCGGGATTGACGGACTGAGATTTTTTTGAAAAATAGAAAATATCGAAAAGCGTTAACTTAACATTGACTTAATAACGAAAATGGTGTATGATAATCGGGTAAAATTTTATCATGAGCCATGAGCCATCAGAGTGAAATCTGGTGGCTTTTTTAATGTAAACCTTTGGACGGGAGGGATATAAATGTAAAGGTAAAATGCTCCTTTAGAAAAATAAAGGAGATCATACATGAATGGAATAATTATGCTGTTTGTCTACGCAGCGATCATGATACTGGCGACAGTGACCATGACTAAAAAAGAGAAAAATGTAGTAAATTTTTGTGTTGGAAGCCGGTCTGAGAACTGGATCCTGTCCGCACTGAGTATTGCGGCGACGTGGATCTGGGCGCCGGCTTTGTTTGTTTCAACAGAAAAAGCATATTCGACCGGATGGATTGGGCTTTTCTGGTTCTTAGTGCCAAATGCTTTATGCTTGGTGATATTTATTCCGTTTGCAAAGAGAATCCGGAAAGAAATGCCAGAAGGAATGACACTGTCTGGTTACATGAAAGAAAAATACAAATCCGATGGAGTGAAAAGAGTTTACCTCTTTCAGCTGATCGGGCTGTCTGTTCTGTCAACGGGAGTTCAGCTTCTTGCAGGAAGTCAGATCCTTAGTGCAGTAACAGGAATTTCGTTCAAAGCCATGACTATTCTGCTTGCTTGCATAGCAATTTCATATTCCCTGTTCTCCGGAATCAAAGCATCTATGCTTACAGATGCTATTCAAATGGTATTCATGCTTGTTGCATGTAGCCTATTTGTAATATTCGGAGTAAGAAATACAGGAACACAGGGCATTATACAGGGACTGAGCGGTATATCAGGAGACTACACAACACTATTCTCTGGAAAAGGAGTAGAGATTTTCTTAGCCTTTGGGCTTCCGACAACGATTGGACTTTTATCCGGGCCGTTTGGAGATCAGAGCTTCTGGCAGAGAGCATTTGCAGTAAAAAAAGAGAAGCTGGGAAGAGCGTTTCTTCTTGGAGCGGTTCTTTTTGCGGTGGTTCCGCTGTCAATGGGAATCCTTGGATTTATGGGAGCTGGCGTAGGATATCAGGCACAGAACCTTGGAATCATTAATTTCGAGTTAATCCGCCACTTTTTCCCGTCCTGGGCAGTATTGCCGTTCCTTTTCATGATTGTTTCCGGTTTGCTGTCTACAGTGGATAGCAACCTGTGCGCAGTATCTTCCCTTACGACGGATATTGCAGGAGGAAAAGACATCAGGAAGACCAGAGCTGCAATGGCAGTGCTTCTAATTACGGGCATTCTGATCGCCAATATCCCTGGAATTACAGTAACACATCTGTTTCTGTTTTATGGTACACTGAGGGCGTCAACGCTGCTCCCGACAGTCATGACACTGAAAGGAGCAAGACTGAATGCAAAAGGTATTATCGCAGGTGTGGTTACTGCACTGGCTGTAGGGCTTCCTGTATTCGCCTACGGCAGCGTTTTGAATAGTGGACAATATAAAACACTGGGAAGTCTGCTGACAGTCCTGCTGAGCGGAATTATCGCCTTGGCTGCTTCCAGAAAGGAGAGACGCTATGCTCGGTAGAAAACAATCCGTTCGAAAGAATGAAGACTGGAAGAATGCACTTGATCACATTGAAGAGACGGTATCAAAGAAAGAACTGGACTCTCTTGTGAAAAAGACAGTGAAAGACATCAAAGAGAAATGCAAGGGGAAAAAGGCAGCCTATGCATGGAGTGCGGGAAAAGACTCCCTGGTACTTGGAGAGATATGCGAGAAAGCTGGCATCGATCAGAGCGTCCTTGTGAGATGCAATCTGGAATATCCGGCATTTATTGCATGGATAGAGCAGAATAAACCTTCTAACCTTGAGATTATCAATACCGGACAGGACATGGAATGGCTGAAAAAGCATCCGGATATGTTGTTTCCGGATAAAAGCAATAAGGCAGCACAGTGGTTCCATATCGTACAGCACAGGGGACAAGCACGATATTATAAAGAGCATCAGTTAGAAATACTCCTGCTCGGACGCAGAAAGGCAGACGGCAATTATGTTGGAAAAGATAATATCTACACTAATTCAGCCGGAATCACCAGATACAGCCCTCTCGCAGAGTGGAGACACGAAGATGTCCTTGCGTATATTCACTATTATGATGTGAAACTCCCACCCATATATGACTGGGAGAAAGGATATTTATGCGGTACACATCCATGGCCTGCCAGACAGTACATGGAGACAGAACAGCAAGGTTGGAAAGAAGTTTACGACATTGATAAGACCATAGTTGAAAATGCAGCACAGCATTTCGATGGAGCCAGAGAATTTTTAAAAGCTATCAAATAGCCGGTTGCAGCCGGAAGCCATTGCCCTTCAGAAATGGAGGACAAGCAAGATGAAAGTAACAATCAAAAAATTGAGTGTTCTGAAGCATCCTGAGAAAAATGTCAGGATTCATTCAGAACAGCAGATCAGGGAACTGAAGAGATCACTTGAAAAGTTTGGTCAGACACGAGCACTGGTCATTGAAAACAATATCATTCTGATTGGTAACGGTTTGTATGAAGCTATGGTGAGTCTTGGCTATCAGGAAGCAACTGTATATGTAAAAGCAGGGCTTTCTGAGAACGATAAAAAGAAACTCATGATAGCTGATAATAAGACCTATGCTCTTGGAATCGACAATCTGGAAACCCTGAATGAGTTCCTTGAGGAACTGCAGGGGGATCTGGATATCCCTGGATATGATGAAGAAATTTTACAGCAGATGGTCGCTGATGCGGATGAAGTTACCGAAAAACTCTCTGAGTATGGAACTTTAGATGATTCCGAAATCCAGAAGATTAAAGAAGCAAATGAAAAGAGAGAACAGAAAGCCGCAGTGGATACACAATCAGCTGATAATGGAGAGAGTAGCCCGGAAAAGCCGAACCCGCAGAACGAACAGCCAGCAGAAGAGCAGAATGCCACTGAAACCGAACCAGAGATCACAGAGACCAGAAGGTTTGTTGTCTGCCCTAAATGCGGTGAGAAAATATGGCTGTAAAACGCTGCGAATCAAACATTGATGTTGTGAAGGCTGCGGAAATCCGAATAAAAAATGTATTTGGAAATGGTCTGCCAGTGTTCTTTTCCTTCAGTGGCGGAAAAGACAGCTTGTGCGTGGCACAGATGATGGTGAATCTGGCCAATCGCGGCGAGATTGACATGAAGCAGCTAACAGTGCAGTTCATAGATGAAGAAGCAATATTTCCTTGCATGGAAGAAATGACAAAGAAATGGCGCAGAATCTTTATGATGATGGGAGCTAAATTTGAATGGTATTGTGTAGAAGTAAAACATTACAATTGCTTTAACGAGCTGTCGAATGACGAGACATTTATTTGCTGGGATTCAACCAAGCAGGATGTGTGGGTACGACAGCCTCCTTCTTTTGCAATAAGGAGTCATAAACTGTTAAGACCGAGGATTGATGCTTATCAGGATTTCCTGCCACGAACTACTGTATCAGGTATTACGATGGTCGGAATCCGTACAGCGGAATCCGTGCAGCGTCTTCAGAATATTGCGTCTATGACAAAAGCCGGAAACAGAATGACATCCAAGAAGCAGGTATTTCCGCTGTATGACTGGACCGATAATGATGTATGGCTGTTTCTTCTGAGAAACCATGTCGATATCCCGGAAATATATCTGTTCCTTTGGCAGTCAGGATCCAGTAAGAGGCAGATGCGAGTATCACAGTTCTTTTCTGTTGATACAGCCAGAAGCCTTGTGAAGATGAATGAGTATTATCCAGATCTTATGGAGAGAGTCATTCGGAGAGAACCGAACGCATATCTGGCCGCCCTGTACTGGGATAGCGAGATGTTTGGCAGAAGTTCCAGAAAGCGGAAAGAATCTGAACAGGGACAGGAGCAGAAAGATTACAAACAGGAATTGATAAATCTGTTTGATCATATGGAAATTTTTGATACTCCGCATAAACGGCATGTAGCAGAGAGATACCGTAATTTCTTTATTGCAGTATCTGCTATTGCAACACCGGAGGACTGCAAACATATTTACGAGGGTCTGATATCTGGTGATCCTAAGATGCGGACGTTCAGGGCACTGTATCAGAGAATATATGGACGGTATATCAATAACGCAAAGAAGGAGAGAAAACATGGATAGTAAGTTAACAGCGCCGCTGTCCACGTTGCGTTGGGTGGACAGAAATTTATTAAAGCCGAATGACTATAACCCGAACAAAGTTTCGAAAGAGAACTTGAAACTGCTTATTCAGTCTATTCTTACGAACGGATGGACACTTCCGATAGTAGTCCGACCGGATATGACAATCATTGATGGCTTTCATAGATGGACAGTTGCAGGAATGGAGCCTTTGCTTTCAAAACTGGATGGCAAGGTTCCTATAGTTATTGTGGAGCATAAAGAGCATTCAGAAGATATTTACGGTACCGTTACCCACAACAGGGCAAGAGGTACTCATTTGCTCGAACCTATGAAGAAAATTGTAAAAGAGCTCATGGACGAAGGTAAAACGGTTGAAGAAATCGGAAAACAGCTTGGAATGAGACCGGAAGAGATCTTCCGTTTGTCTGATTTTTCAAAAGAAGACTTCTTGAAGATGATGACAAAAGGGGTGACGGGATATTCAAAAGCTGAATTTATCACAAAAATTTAATACTGTTCTATTGTACATAGAACAAAAAGCGGGGAGAGGGAGTGTAACCTCTCCTTTTTGCATATGCCGAAATAAGATGATGGAAGGGAGGGGTGTCCATTGGCAAGGGCAAGAAGTCCCAACAGCGTTGATGCTGAGGAAATGTATAAGAGAGGGATGAAACTTGTTGACATTGCCAAGAAGTTGGATGTTCCTGCCAGTACAGTTCGACGCTGGAAATCAACCCAAAATTGGGATGGAGATACAAAAAAGAAAAAAAACGAGCGCTCGCAAAAGAAAAAAACGAGCGCTCGCCATAAAGGTGGACAACTTGGAAACAAAAATGCTGTAGGAAACAAAGGCGGTCCATTGAAACCGGGAGATAAGATTGCAGAGAAACACGGAGCGTACTCTTCCGTATATTGGGATGTCCTTGATGAATCTGAAAAAGATATGATCGAAGATATCCCGATGGATGAAGAAATGCTCCTGATCGAACAGATTCAGCTCTTTGCCGTGAGGGAAAGACGAATCATGGCGGCAATCAATAAATACCGGAATATGAATGGAGAAGTATCTTTGTTCGGCTTCGCCAGAACTGAAGACAAGCGAGCTTTCAAATCAGATGAAGATAAACAGCTCTATGAAGAACGCATTGAAGAAAAGGTTGCTTCTGGAGATCGTCTTCCGGGTAACACATATAACATGATGACAAATATGGAAAACAAGGACAATATGATCGCCAGACTTGAAAAAGAGCTGTCAACTGTGCAGTCGAAGAAGACCAAAGCCATTGAGGCACTTGCGAAGCTGAGACTGGAGAAGCAGAAGATTGCCGGAGAAAGCAAGGGCAATGAGGTTGTTCGTGCATGGGCTGAAGCTGTAGTGAAAGCAAGGAGGGAAGAGAAACATGATGGATGATACGGCGTTCTCTGAGTTCCTTGACGAAAGCATTCCCTTGTGGCGTGATGATCCAGTCATGTTTTTTCGGGAAGTTCTGAATTTCGAACCAGATGAATGGCAGGCACAAGCAGCTAGAGACTTGGCTGCAAACCCAAAGGTAAGCATTAAATCCGGACAGGGTGTTGGAAAGACTGGTCTTGAGGCAGCGGTGTTCCTGTGGTTCGTTACCTGTTTTCCGCACCCAAGAATCGTTGCGACAGCACCAACCAAACAGCAGTTGCACGATGTCCTCTGGTCTGAGATTTCCAAGTGGATGAGCAAGTCCGAACTGCTCTCTATACTTCTAAAATGGACAAAGACATATGTTTATATGGTTGGAGAGGAAAAGCGTTGGTTTGGTGTTGCCAGGACTGCTACAAAGCCAGAGAATATGCAAGGTTTCCATGAAGATAACATGCTTTTTATCGTTGATGAAGCTTCCGGTGTTGCGGATCCAATCATGGAGGCTATCCTTGGTACCTTATCTGGAGCAAACAATAAACTTCTTCTGTGTGGAAACCCAACGAAGACATCTGGAACCTTTTATGATTCCCATACAAGAGACAGGGCATTGTACAAATGCCATACGGTTTCTTCTATGGACAGCACCAGAACAAATAAAGAGAACATAGATTCTCTTGTTCGAAAATACGGATGGGATTCTAACGTGGTCCGTGTTCGTGTCAGGGGCGAGTTCCCGAACCAGGAGGACGACGTATTTATTCCGTTAAGCCTGATCGAGCAGTGCAGCAGTAAATTGCTAGAACTTGATGATGCGGACGGAATGCAGTTTGTATCATTGGGGGTGGATGTGGCCCGTTTCGGAGATGATGAAACGATCATATATCGTAACTATCATTGGACATTGCAAGATAGTCCGGAACAGGCGAGGACAGAACCTGATGGCTACTGTAGGGGATATCGTACAGGAATTCAAAAAGATATACAGAGAACATCCAACGTATGAAAGCAAGGTATATGTGCAGATTGATGATACAGGACTTGGAGGAGGCGTCACTGACCGATTAAAGGAAGTCCGGAAAGAACAAAAGCTGTACAAGATGCAAGTTATCCCGATAAATGCCGCTGAAAAGATTGAGACTGATACGGCAGCAGGTAAAGATACAGCTGAAAGGTACAATAACCTGACTACCGCTATGTGGGCCAGTATGCGAGATCTCCTTGATAACAAACAGATTGTTATTGAAGACGATGAGCAGACGATTGGTCAGCTTTCTTCCAGAAAATACACTATGGCCAGTAATGGAAAGCTTGAGATTGAACCAAAAAAGGAAATGAAGAAAAGAGGACTTGATTCTCCTGACCGGGCAGATGCCCTTGCGTTAGCATTGTACCTTGGAAAGATTAAGAAACATACCGGTAGTGCACCAAGCGTTGGAGCAATGAAGAAATTGTCAAAAGATAATTATTGGGGCTGATATAGCCAGAAAGAGAGGTGATGAAGATGAAAGAGTATGGACGGATTGGACAGAAACGCTGGGAAGGCGTGTTTAATGAAGAGTTTCTTCCTGAGCTGTCCGGAATAAGAGGCATAAAGACATATCGTGAAATGTTGGATAATGACGATACGATTGGAGCGATAATGTTTGCCATTAAGATGCTGATTCGACAGGTTAAATGGCATGTTGAGCCGGGTGGCGATAGTGCAAAGGATCGAGAGGCAGCAGAATTTGTAGAATCGTGTATGGACGATATGCAGAATACATGGACTGACACCATCTCAGAGATTTTATCATTTCTCGCATACGGTTGGAGCTTTCATGAAATTGTCTACAAACGCAGGATGGGAAAAACAAAAAATCGAAAAACATCAAGCAAATATTCAGATGGACTGATTGGATGGCAGAAGATTCCGCCCAGAGCGCAGGATACGTTGTACAGATGGGAATATGACGATAAAGACAACTTAATCGGAATGACTCAGCAACCTCCGCCGGATTATGGATTGCTTACCATCCCGATCAGCAAAGCAATGCTGTTCAGAACAGAGAGCATAAAAGACAATCCTGAGGGACGAAGCATTCTGAGAAACGCCTATCGGTCATGGTACTTCAAGCGCCGCATACAGGAAATCGAGGCAATTGGAATCGAAAGAGACCTTGCCGGACTTCCGGTGTTGCACGCACCAGATGGTGTAGACATATGGGACGATAAAGACCCTGAGTTGGTATCTATTAATGCAGCACTTACATCCATGGTCAAGAACATCCGCAGAAACGAATATGAAGGGCTTGTTCTTCCAGCTGGATATGAAGCTGAACTCCTGAGCACTGGTGGAACCAGACAGTTTGACACGAATGCCATTATCAACAGATATGATGCAAAGATCGCGCAGACTGTAATGGCGGATTTCATCATGTTGGGGCATGAGCAGACAGGAAGCTTTGCGCTGAGTGAAGATAAAACAGAACTGTTCGCAGTTGCTCTTGGGGCATTTTTAGATGTCATATGCGAAACGTTCAATAATCAGGGCATTCCGTCATTAATAGATATGAATGGCGCCCATTTTGATGCAATAACAGATTATCCACAGCTTGCACATGGCGATGTGGACAAGAGAGATATCACGAAGCTGTCTACATTCCTGAAAGACATGGTTGGAGTTGGAATCCTTATCCCGGATGAAGATCTTGAGGATTATGTAAGAGAAGTCGCCAACCTGCCGGAGAGAACGGAAGTTCCAGATTCCAGAGAGAAAGATGAACGGCGAGAAGCACAGCGCAGAGCACCAGAAAAGACAGCAAACGAACCTGATGGACCAGAGGTGGATCCGGAAGAGAATCAAGATGCTGAGGAAGCCAAGAAAAGGTTAGGCAGGTGATTTGATGATGCGAAAAATACGGCCACGATCAAGGACTGTTAAAAAAAGCGAAGAATCACAGAGAGTACTGGATGCACTTGATGCCTATCTCGAGGGAAATATTGATGAACCAGTAAGATGGCTTGTTCGATTCTGGCAGGATCAGGCAGCAGTCATGCTGTACAGAGAACTGCGAGAAATCGTAATAGGAGAAACAGATCCGGAAAGTCTTTTTGATATATGGTTCCAGGATTATTCGAAGATGCTGTTAGAAAGAATGACACCTGTATGGGAACAGGCGTTTCTTGAAGGGTGGAAAAACAATTCCCTCTTTTGTGGAGCAGAAGATGTAATAAACTCTGAGAGCTGGGTCCGAAGCTGGATTGTTGATCATACGGGAGATTTGATAACAAATTGTTGTAATGAGCAGGTGAGTGCAATTCGGTATCTGATCGCTGAAGCTGAATCTCTTAATATGAGCAGTGCTGAAACGGCAAGATATATCCGGCCAACAATAGGACTGACAGAGAGACAGGCTGCGGCGAATCTCAAATATTACAACTCCATCAAGGAAAGGCTGACAACGGATCATCCGAGAATGAAACCTGAGTCAATTGAGCGGAAAGCGAGGGAGGCTGCTTCAAAATATGCAGAAAGACAGCAGCGGTATAGGGCAGAGACTATAGCCAGATCGGAAATAGCACAAGCCTATAACCATGGCGCAGATGCTTTTGTGAGGGAAGCGGTAACTGCAGGGAACCTTCCGGAGATGGAAAAAGAGTGGTCAACAGCTTTGGACGGCCATGTGTGTGCATCATGTGCAGCTCTTGAAGGCACTAAGATAGGAATAGATGATGAATTCGAAACAGTATCCGGAAAGAGAGAGATTACAACGTCTATTCCACCATTACACCCGCGCTGTAAATGTGCGGTGAAGTATGTGAGGGTGAAGAATGAAAACATTCAATGAAATAATGAAAATAAGGGACGAACCGGTTGAAAAGCCGGAGGTAACAAAAAGAAAGTTTCAGGTAAAGAAGACAAATAATGAAAAAATGCAGGCATTCGGCTGGGCCAGTGTTGCTATTGCTGAGAATGGAGAAACTCTGGAAGACTGGCAGGGCGACATCATAGAGCCTGATGAACTTGAAAGCGCCGCTTATAAGTTCGTTGATCTCTACCGGGAAGGTGGAGAGATGCACGAAAGAGGTGGGGTTGCTTATCTGATCGAGAGTGTTGTATTTACGGAAGAGAAGATGGCGGCAATGGGAATCCCGGAAGGTACGCTCCCTGTTGGATGGTGGATAGGCTTTCAAGTAACAGATGCGGATGTTTGGGAGAAGGTAAAAGATGGAACTTACAGTATGTTCTCCATTGAAGGGAAAGCAGAAAGGGTAGAAGTAAACAATGAATAAGTATATTGGAACAAAGCTTATTGAGGCAGAAAAAGCAACTCTTTCGGAAGCACAGGCATTAAAAACAGGTGCCTGCGATACTATTGAAGAAGCAAGAGAAAGATTTGGAGGTTCAGATGATGGCAATCCGGGATATGTAGTTAAATATCCGGATGGATACATCAGTTGGTCTCCGAAAGATGTGTTCGAGAAGTCTTATATGCAGGTTCAGGAGAATCCGAAACTGATATCTGGCGTATCAATAGGAGAACACATGGTTGATGATTTTATCAGCTATATTGAAACCAGTACCGTAGGCTATAAGACAACAATGGTTCGTTGCGTGCTTCGAAATGGTTTTGAGATCATTGAAACATCTGCATGTGTAGATGTTCAGAATTATGACCAGAAGCTCGGAGAAGAAATCTGCATGAGGAAGATAAAGGATAAGATCTGGTATCTTTTAGGATTTCTGCTTCAGACAGCGTGGCATGGAATTAAATAAATGTGATCAATAGGCGTCCAAAAGGGCGCTTTTTTGATAAATAAAAGCGAAAGGAGGAAGCATTGTGGCAACAAAACTGAAAGGCCTGGAAGTGGGTAAAGTAGATTTTGTTGATGAAGGCGCAAATCAGAGAGCTGACATCAAACTACTGAAAGGCAAGAACAAAGCAGAGGAAACACCAGACCCGGAGATCGGACTGTTTAAACGATTCCTGAACTGGATCAGCGGAGAAGTGCAGAAATCAGCTACAACCTTCGATGAACAGATCAACGCTGTGAGCATGGATGCAATACGAGATGAAATCTGGTCCGTATGTTATGCTCTGCAGAATTCACTTAATTCAATCCTGTGCGACCCAGAACTGGACAGCAGCGGGAAGCAGAGTGCAATGGATACAAGCATTGAACAGTTCGCTACAGCTATGAAGGAATACATTCCCGGATGGGCTGGGGGAACATCTGCAAAAATCAAAAAGAATCTGGATGCACCTGACGAAACAGATCTTCCTATGGTGATGAAAGCACATAGCAATCTGGAGGAAATCATTCAGAAATCCGTAGAAACGAAAGGAGAATTGGAAGACATGATTAAAATCGACAAGTCAAAAATGTCTGCTGAGGAAAGAGCGGCATATGATGAACTTATCAAAAAGTTTGCCGTAGAGACAAACGAGGAGCCGTCTATCGAGAAGAAAGCACCGCAGAAAAGCGAAAAAGAGGAAAACCCAGACGTTCTTGATGATGGTGGAGCTGAAAAGAAAACAGATACAAAGAAATCTCTTACACCGCCAGAACAGAATACAGACGATGATATTTACAAAGGACTGCATCCTCTTGTAAGAGAAAAACTGGAAGCTCTCGAGAAAAGAGCGGAGGAAGCGGAAGACAGAGAACTTTATGCAGTTGCTAAGAAGTACGAAGTTCTTGGAGAGAAGCCAGAAGAACTGGCTAAGTCCTTGAAAACACTGAAAAGTGCAGGTGGAACTGCCTACAATGATATGATCGGCATTCTCGACAGAAATGTGGCAATGATCAACAACTCTGGCGTATTTGGAGAAATCGGAAAATCATTCTCTGGCGGAACTGCAGCAGTCAAGAAGTCTGCAGCAGAAGGAAAAATCGATACGATTGCAAAGGGATTGATTGAAAAAGATCCTTCCCTGACATATAACATGGCGCTGGCAAAAGCCTGGGGAGCACATCCGGAGCTTATGGCTGAGTATGAAGACGAAGCCGGATACTAAGAAGGGGGCGAATGATAATGGGTAAAAATTTTAATGGAACACAGATTAACCAGTCACCAACTATTTCCGAAAAGGCAGGAGCAGATGTTGCTGACATCCGTAACCTTATTCTGAAATACGATACTGATGGTAATGTGGTTGTCGCTGCCGATGGCACAGCACCTCTGCTTGGCGTTTCTATTATCGAAGGTGGATATAATGACATTTCCGGTGTAGAAGCTGGAAAAGTTAAGAAGGGTGAAGACGTTGATATCCTGATCAAGGACATCGGATTCGTCATTGCTTTCGCTGAGATCAAGAAAGGGCAGGAGGTTACTGCGACCACCGGAGGAAAAGCGGCAGTTGCGGCAGCTGGTGATTATGTAATCGGGGTAGCTCTTAACAATGTATCTGCCGGAGGCTACAGCAGACTGCAGCTTTCTAAATACCAGAAGGCAAAAGCATAATCTTGATAAAGGAGGATAATATTAATGAGAAACACAGCAGCAGGAATCCAGTCTGAAATCGCAAAAGGCGTATTCAGACCCCACACAGCACTTACAAACATGGCTCTGGCATATTACCAGAATGCAGCTAACTACTTTGCAAAGGCTCTTTTCCCAACCTGTCCGGTAGATCTTTCTTCTGACAACTACTATGAGTTCAGCAAGGAAGATCTTCTGAGAGATAACTGGCAGAGAAAACCTGCTTATGGAAAAGTTGATCCTACAGTAGTAGGCGAGAGCATGAAACCTTATGTATGCCAGGTAGACCAGATGATCATGGGAATTGATCAGATTCGCCAGACCGATCTCAGCAGAAGACAGGGACCAACCACAATGCAGCCGAAACAGCAGAGAGTAAAAACCATTGCAGAACAGGCAAATATCCATCAGGATCGTCTGTTTGCGGAAAGCTACTTCAAAGCCGGCGCATGGAAGAATGAACTTGAAGGAGTAGACAATACCTCTCCGAGCACAAACCAGTTCATTAAATTCAGCAATGCAAACTCTGATCCTATTGCATTTATCGATAGCGAGAAGACAAGCATGAATCAGCAGACAGGACGCATGCCGAACCGCATTGGTCTTGGTATTAATGTATTTAATGCTCTGAAAGTACATCCGGGCATCCTCGAAAGGGTTAAATACGGTGGAAGCACCGCAAATCCGGCATCTGTAACAGAGAATGTGCTTTCGCAGTTGTTTGGAGTTGAAAAGATTGTAGTGCTTAAATCCATTATGAACAGTGCTGGCATGGGAGAAGATGAAAACATGCAGTACATCGGAGATCCGGATGCATTCCTTCTTGCCTATGCCACAAACGCACCGAGCATTGATGAACCGTCTGCCGGCTACATCTTTACATGGGATATGCTTGGAAATGGACAGATGCTTCCGATTCTGAACTATCTTGGCGAGAATGGAACACATACAGAATACGTGGAAGGACTTATGGCAACAGATATGCATAAGACATCTGACGATCTTGCAAGATTCTATAAAGCTGCAGTTTAAGGAGGAACCTATGAAACTTGTTGCAAACAAGCCGTGCAATCTGAACGGAAAGAAGTATTTCATCGGTGAAGAAGTCCCGGTTGAAGAAGTGGTTGATTACGCCAGTTTGGTAAAGATGGGACTGTTATCAGTGATTCATGACGCTGTTCCGGCGGATAATCTTGAAGAATGTGTTGCTATGGTGGGAGAGGTAAGCTTTACCGTTCCAATTGTCAAAGGTCACGAGACGATTGATTTGGACGTTACAGAGCCTCAGATGCAGGATGCAGTAAAAACTATGCAGATGAATGCAGATGCTGCTATAGCTCATATTAGAGGGGATATAGAGGATAATATAACCCTTATTGTAATTAACGCACTTGATTCAAGAAAAACTGTAAAAGAAGCAGCTGAATCAAAGGCAAAAGCTCTTATTGAGCAGGAAGAAAGTACAGGTGATGCCTGATGGCAGGAACTTATACATATGAACCTGCTATGATCACATCGTATGGGAAAGATCGAATGAGATTTGAACTGGGAGATGTGATGGTAGATGGAAAAGAGAGAACTTGTGCATTGTCAGACGAGGAATACATTGTTCTATGCGATGATGTTCAGTCTGCGAAAGATTGGAAACGGGCTAAATTAAAGTGCCTTGAAAGCATATTTCGCAGGTTTTCTTTTGAACCTGATACAACGGTTGGCCCTACATCATTCAAATTTGGTGATAGGGCTAAATTGTGGCAGGAAGAGTATGAGGTGTTAAAGAAAGAACTTCGTCTTGCTTCCACATCTCCTTCGGCGATTCTGATGAATGCGGGAGATATGAGTAAACAGCCACCACCGTATTTCTATAATGGAATGATGAGCCATGAAGAGAGCGAAGGTGATGACATATGATAAGCCCATTTGGCCTGATGTATCTAAGACCGGGAAATTTATGGACGGATTTTGTAGTAAGACGAAAGAGCATTCGCAACATACTCGGACATCCTGTGTCAGATTTTGAAGCGAAAGGCGAGATATCCGGGATTCTCGCAGAAGCTTCATCAAATGAATCTGACCGAATGAAACACAGGTGGGATCAGGAACAGCATTCCTTAACTCACACTCTTGTTATCCGGGATTTTGCAGATGTAAAGCAGGGAGACTATTTGACTACTGCGGGTAGAACCTTTCTCGTTCTTTTATCTGAGGATCCCGGAAACCTTGGAGCAACTGGATTGATCTATCTTGAAGAAAGGAATGATCTAAAATGACACCTGCCGAAGCAGCAGAAGCAGTAAAAGTTCAAGTTCAGACAGATAAGGAACGGATAGAGCAGCAGGTGATCGCAAGATATCCAAGGGCTTCAAATGCCCTTAGAAATGCTGCATTATCTGTACTGGCAAATCCAAGCCCATCTCCACCAGGAAGTCCGCCGGGTGTTCGGAGTGGCAATTTAAGACGAAACTGGAATATGAGTGGCAGTACGGTTTGCATTACGTCAGGCATGGGATACGCTGGTTATCTGGAACATGGAACAAGAAAAATGGCTGCTCGTCCTTATGTAGAAAAGATAAAACAGACGGCATTGCCAAATATAACAGCAATATTTGCAGAAATAGGAGGCTGATATGTTTATCAATCGTATTGAACGAGCTGAATTTAATCTGGATGAAATCCGCAGAGGAACGCTTATCTATGCAAAACATAGATCATGGAAAGAAGGAAAATCCGGCATTGTGTACCATGCGTCTGCCGAACGGATTACAGTATTGTATCCGAATGAGAAAACGAACACCCAGAATCATTTTTTTATACCTGTTTCGGAAGATGGAGAATGGGAAATAAGATATTCGAACGATGGGCTTTTGACTATCAAGGAGGGTACAGATGAATCTTAGTGAATTAATATTCAGACGTTTATCTGCAGACGAAGATTTGACGAAAATGCTTGCTACATATGCCGGGGTTCCTGCCATATTCGATTCTGAATTTCCATCAGATCAGCAGGAAGGTTGGGAAGGAGCAACTCAGTATCCTCGAATCTGCTATCGAATTGATATGCAGGTTAATCAGGAACGTTCGTCATCAGGAACATTATATATTGCGATTTATACAGATAAGACCAGTACTGTTATTGACGAAATTGAGAATACTGTAAGACTCCGGCTTCAGGATGTACTTATGAAACCAGACGGAGAGGCTCCTTTCTGTGTAGCATGGGCACGTACAGACTCATATGTGATAGAGGGAAAGGAGGTCTGGTGCAAGGAGGTGGCATTTGACATACTTGAGTATCCGGACCAGCTGAGTACGGATCCAGATCCTGTTCTTGCAGTAGCGGCATATATTAAGCAGTTATTCCCTGAAACGGCAGTTCTTGGAATAGACAGTATAAGTGATTTTATTGAGACGTCAAAGACACCTGTATTTTATTGCAGATTAGCAAATATACAGAAAACAACGGGCCACTGCATGAATACAATTGCATGGTTCATAGGAAAGGTCGCAGTACACTTGATTTATCCGGGGGCTGGTACCAGATTGAAGACTCTGGCATCAATCAATCAAAGAATAGCAATAGATGAAGAAATCATTATGCTGGATGATTCCCCTATGATTATTTCGCAGATGGAATTAAATAATAAGGCTGATTATCTTAGAGAAGGTCAGCTGACCATAACTGGTAAATATGGATGCCTTCGCGGAAATGAAAAGAAACACAATCTTTCCGGAATTGGCATGGATTTTACAGATTGAAAGGAGAAACAATGGCAGAGACAAAGAAAGTGTCAGTTCAGGCAGAAGAAAAGCCCGAGCAGACAGCAAAACAGGAAACTGAATATGCAGTATCTGAGCTGATTGCCGCGAGCGACCAGCTTTTTTCTTGCCCTCGAGAATGCACCGTAGTGGCATTGAAACAGGCAGGAAAAGAGAATATGAGCGTTTCTGAGGCACAGACACTCATTGAAAAATTTATGAAGAAGGAGGTCAAATAACACATGGCAGGATATTTCCAGAAGAATGAAGCTGGCACGAAGATTCGTCCAGGGGCGTACTTCAACGTGGATAAAGTCGGAGAGGATGATTCCTTTGGCGCAGTAGACGGAGTAGTAGCCGTAGTCTTCAAGGCAAACTTCGGACCAGTAAACACCGTAACAATCCTGGACAGAGGAGATGATTACGAAAGCATCTTTGGTAATGGACTTACTACAGACGCAATCAGAGAAGCATGGTATGGCGGAGCAAAGAAGATTCTTGCTTACCGTCTCGGAGGAAGCGGAGGTGTAGCAGCAAGCGCAACCCTTACAGCAGAAACAGGATCCGTAAAGATTACAGCAAAGCATGTAGGAGAAATGCCATTTACCGTTACAGTCAGAAACCGTCTGACTGATGCAGAAAGAAAAGAGTGCATTATCTACACAGGAACTACAGAGTTTGAGAAAGTATATTTTAAAGCTGGTGAAGATGAGGCAGCCAATCTTGTAGCAGCTTTCGCAAATTCAAAGAACTTCACAGCAACTGTTGAATCATCCGGAAAGGGTGTAGTTACAAATGTGAATCAGGCAGCCTTTACAGGCGGAAAGAACCCAACGATTGCCAATGCAAATTATTCTGCGGCGTTTACAGAAATCGAGAAGTATTACTTCAATACCATTTGCGTAGACACAGAAGATACTGCTATTCACGCTCTGCTTCAGGCGTTCTTGGATAGAATTTATGAGGCTGGACAGTTTGGCGTTGCAGTGATCGCAGAAAAGGATAACAAGGATTTGGAAGAAAGAATGAAAGCTGCAGAGGGATATAACGCAAAGAATATTGTGTATGTCCTGAATCCAAAGGTATCTATCAACGGCGGCTCACTGGACGGATATCAGACAGCGGCTTTGATTGCGGCTTTGATTGCTGCTACTCCGGCAAGCCAGTCAGTTACTCATACTGCCATCAGCAGATACACAGAAGTAGGCGAACTGCTTACAAATACTCAGATCACAAAAGCTGAACAGAGAGGATGCCTTGTGCTTAGTACCTCTCAGGATGATGAGGTATGGATTGATTCTGCTGATTACTCCGGCAGACAATGAGGATGCTGGATGGAAGAAGATTCGTAGAGTCAAGACCAGATATGAACTGCTGTATCGTATGAATGCTCAGGCAGATGCTCTTGTAGGCAAGGTTGACAATGATGTAAATGGTAGAGCTACCATCGTTGGAAAACTCCAGAAGATTATAAACGACATGATTCAGGAAGGTAAGCTGGTAAGCGGCACTGTAGCAGAAAGCACTACATATACAGCTGACACAGACAACTGCTACTTCGATATCGACGTAGTTGATAAAGATTCTGCTGAGCATATCTACAACTTCTTTAGATTCCAGTTCAGCACTATTTCAGCGTAAGAAGGGAGGAAATTTGAATGTTAAATACAAGTGCTTCAACAGATGCGAGACACAGCCGTTCCGGTAAGGACGCCATGCTCTATGATGAAGATGGAAATGCTCTTGCGCAGGTAAACAGCTTCCAGACTAAGGCGGCATTTAATAACAATAAGTACAATCCTATTGGCCAGAACATGGAACTTGAGGTCAACAATACTATTGGCGTAACAATTACAATTTCTGAAATTGTTGTATTGGACGGTTATCTGTTTAATCAGGTAATTAATGCAGTGCAAAAAGGAGAAAGTCCGGTAATGACACTGGACGGTGCTATTGAGGGTAGAAATGGCTCTCAGGAGCGCGTGACTTATAGAGAGTGCATTTTTTCCGGAGATCAGGACATTCAGAATGTATCGACAGGTGATGTCCTTTCAAGAAGTTACAATCTGCACTGCAACGGACGCCCAGAGCAGCGTTCGGCATTAACAATTTGATATGAGACAAATTACGGAGGGTGGCATAAAGTCACCCTTTATTTGAATGGAGGAAATCTAAATGGCAAGAAAAATAGATAATGTAATCGAAGAATCAAACGTAACTGAGGTTGATATGACAGAGGCGGAAGTCGAGGAAGCATTAAAGGAAGATATGAGAGCTAATGAAATGGATTATCTGAATGGTATTTTAGAGGCAGCAGATGATGTGGATGAAGAAACGAAGGAAATTAAAATCATTCGTTCCGGAAAATTGTATTTTGCTTTTTCTGTCCATGCATTATCAGATGATGATATGTATGAGATCAGGAAAAAGTACACCAAATACGCAAAAAACAAGAGAACTGGAATGAAAGTAACGGATGGAATGGATAATGCAAAATTCCGCAGTTCCCTCATCTACAATGCAACTGTAGCAGAAGATCAGGAAAAATTATGGAACAATAAAAATATTCAGGAAGCACTTAGAAAGAAAGGGAAGAAGATTATCAATGCACTTGACGTGATCGAAGCAGCTCTTCTTCCGGGAGAGAAAGAGAAAGTTCTTGCTACACTTGATGAACTCTGCGGATATAACACAGAAGAAGATAAAGTTAATACAGCAAAAAACTTATAAGGTCCGGTTATAAATCAGCCCTGTTGCACTGGATATTCCAGAGACAGGGGATTAGACCGGATGAAGTGATGGCTTTGCCGGATGGGGTCAGAGCCTTTCTTTTTGCCTCTACGGAGGTATGGATTGAAGAGAATATCAAGAAAAATGAAAAGAGGTGAGATGCTTGGCAGAAACGATAAGGATAGAGATTCCTGTTAATGTAGTCGACAATACCGGTTCCGGAACGTCGAGTGTGACCAGGAATCTCACTGCAATGGAAAGAGCGTTTGAGAGAGCGGATAGGGCGGCACAACGATTCCAGCGTAGATCAGGCGTAGCGGCTGAGATAGAAATAGGAGCAGACGACAATGCAACCTCGGTTCTTTCGGCTGTTGAAAATGCTACGGAGCAGATAGACGGAGAGACGGCACAAGTTGAAGTTGCGGCAGATGATTCTGCTACGCAGACGGTCAATGCTGCTTCGGATGCTGTAGAAAATTTTGACGGTACTTCCGGAGATGCAGAAATAGGAGCAGACGATAGCGCCACCCCGGTAGTATCCGCCGCATCTGATGCGGTGGAGAATTTCGATGGAATGAGTGGGGATGCCGAGATTGGAGCATCTGATGAAGCTACGCCGGTTATCCGGGCCGCGCAGGATGCAGCGGAATCATGGGGAGGAAGCGTGTTTAATGCTACCATTGGTGTCATAGATGCGGCAACCGCTCCTATTTCTGCGCTTGCAAGTGCAGCAAAAAATCCGTTTGTGCAAGGGGCATCATTGATCGGTGCCAGTTTCGGTGTGGCAGAATCGGTTAATTCCTTCCAGGACTTCGAAGCTATGATGTCCCAGGTGAAAGCTATTTCTGGTGCAACAGGACAGGCATTCGATGATCTGACCGCAAAAGCACAGGAGATGGGCGCAACGACCAAGTTTACGGCTACAGAATCAGCTGAGGCGTTTAATTACATGGCTATGGCAGGATGGAAGCCGCAACAGATGATAGATGGTATATCCGGCATTATGAGCCTTGCAGCAGCTTCCGGAGAAGACCTTGGGACAACTTCTGATATCGTTACGGATGCTATTACTGCATTTGGTTTAACTGCAGGAGACGCTGGACATTTTGCTGATGTATTGGCTCAAGCAAGTGCGAATGCCAATACAGATGTATCTATGCTTGGTGAATCATTTAAATATGTGGCTCCTGTAGCTGGTGCTATGAAATATTCAATAGAAGATACATCGTTAGCATTAGGCTTAATGGCCAGTGCAAATGTTAAAGGCAGTATGTCTGGTACGGCATTAAAAACTTCCATAGCTAATATGGTAAAACCTACCAATGATATGGCAGAAGCCATGGATAAATACGGAATTAGTATCACGGATGGCGAAGGGAATTTAAAGTCGCTTAAAGGTGTTATTGATAACGTAAGAGGAAGTTTAGGTGGGCTTTCCAGAGATGAGCAGACAGCAGTAGCATCTACTATCTTTGGTAAAGAAGCAATGGCAGGAATGCTTGCGATTGTTAATGCCAGTGAAGAAGACTATAACAAGTTGAGTAATGCTATTTATAATGCAAATGATGCGGCAGAGGGAATGGCTGACACGATGCTGGACAACCTTAAAGGCTCCTTTACATTAATGCAGAGTGCTATCGAAGGTACGGAGAATGCCTTTGGAAAACGGTTGTCTCCGTATTTAAGAGGAATTGCAGGTGGAATTACCGATATGATGCCTGAGATAACGGATGGAATCAATGCGGTTATGGATGTGGTAGATGATAAGATTGCAGGCGTAAAACGCAAGATCACTGACATGACCGGTTCTGATGAGTGGAAGAACGCAGATCTGTTTGGAAAGATAGACATAGCATGGGATTCAATAATCGCAAAGCCGTTCGGAAATTGGGTTTCCGGAGATGGCGCGCAATTAATATCTACAGGACTTGGAACCTTGTTTTCCAGTGCAGCAGCTATTCTTCCAGGCGGTGAAAAAGCGGGATTAACATCTTGGTTAAGTGCAGGGATTCTTGCAAAAGGAGCAGCAACGGTTGCTCAAAAAGGGAAAAGCATAGTGGAAACCTTGTCTCCTATCGGAGATGCTATTGGTAACATCACAGAGGCAGCTGGAAATGCAAACGATGTGATGGACTTCGCAGGCAATCTGAGTTCAATGATTCCTATGGGAGCAAAAGTTGGACTTGCGGCAGCGGGAATTACAGCGGCGATCATCGGTATTAAGCTTGCGATCGACAAGTACAATGAGACACAGCTGGAAAATAGTCTTGAAGATCATTTCGGAAAGATTAAATTATCTGCAGATGAAGTCAAAGATGCGGCGGCAGGAATACTGAACCAGAAATACCTCACAAACGTGGAACTGGCATTGAATGAAGTACAGAATGCCGACAATCTGAGAGCTGAAGCACAAAAAGCTTTGGAATCAAATGATGTCCTTGAGTTCAAGAGCAGAGTTGGAATCACTTTGACAGCTGATGAACAACAGGAATATACGGATAATATTAATACTTTTGTTGAAAGTAAGATATCTGAACTGGAGAGTCGTACATTTGCGGCTCACATTCACGTCCAGACATATCTCGGAGGGACAGAAGACGGCCAGACATTAGCCCAGAACATCAAGGAATGGGCTAGAGCAGACAATTTAGAGCTATCCGATTTATCCAGTCAGTTGTCACAAAAGGTCTCTGAGGCCTTGAAAGACGGCATCGTTGATGTGAATGAAGAAGAAGCTATTAGTGCATTGCAGGAGAAGATGAATAACATTACTGCCCGTTGGAAAGAAGCCGAAGCACAAGCACAGTGGGACTGGATAAACCAGAAATACGGTAAGCTGAGTGCAGCGGACCTTACAAGCGGCTCATTCACCGATTTGGTTGAGGAAATGAGAAGCCAGAGAGAAACTGCGATGGAAAGTGTCCAGTCGGATGTGACGCAATGGTATGCAGAGTTGAATGCGATGGAAAAGTCTGGCAGAATCACAGCAGCACAGAATCAGCATTATCAAGAAATGACCGGTTGGTATGTCAGAGGACAGGAAGGATCAGAACTTTCCAAATCCTTACAGCTTGGAAGCAATACGCTGAATGATGCTTACGGAGATAAGATTACCGGAAACATTCAGAAGCTTACAGAAAGCGCACAAATAGCACTGAAAAGTGCAGAGACAAGTCTACAGGAAGGCTCTTATGGAATGCTTGGAAATACATTTGACAGCTTGTTCCAGTCGCTTGACAACGGTCATGGATTCCTTGGAATCGGTGCAGATGCAGATCAGAGCGCACTAAATGAACTATATCAGTCAATGAAGCCAGATGTTTCATCAATGCAGAGCCTTATCGATCAGTACAGAGAAAGCGGTCAGGCAATCCCGAAGTCTCTTATGGATGGATTCAATGAAGCTATCGAGGTTGGGGCGGCAGCAGGAGACGAAGATGCGGCATGGCAGAACTACGCAAACCAGATTATGGAGAGCGGAAGTGAAGAAATGAAGAGTGTACTGACAGACCCGAACAATCCTATGTACGAGAGTGTCAGAGCCACCTTGCCGGAACAGTTTAGGGAGGCAATTGACAGAGCTACCGCAGAAACGACTGACGATGAGATTACTCTTGAAGGCCTGAAAGCCTCTGTTGATGGTGATGTAGACATTGATAAGGACGCATGGGTATCGGCCATGAATGAGAAACTGGGTGACCTTGCAACTACTGAAGAAGTTACGGCAGAAGGCGCAAAAATCAAGATTGAAGCTGGCGACTGTCTCTGGGATATCGGAAATGCTCTTGGCGTTGACTGGCATAAGATCGCAGAAGAAAACGGCATTGAAGAACCGTACATTATTCATCCTGGAGATGAGATTACGATTTCAATGGATACTTTGAAAGCAGAAGTTAATGGGGATGCTGCTCAGTCGGCGATTGAACAGGCAATGTCAGCATTAACGACGGAAGGTGCAAAATTTTCCGTTACTGCTGAGGGAGTTAAGGTTGATTTGTCAAATGTAGAGGTCGATTCTGAGTCAGCAACGGCTCAGATTGAGTCAGCTCTTGGCATGGAATCCGGGACACTTGCAGCCAACGGCATTGAAGTACAGGCAGGAGCAACAGTGACAATTCCACAGGAATTGGTACAGGTTGATACTTCTGGTATACAGAGCGCAACCGCAGAACAGACCGAAACGGAACCGGTTGAGACAAATGCAACTGCAAACGTTAATATCACTGATGCGACCACAGATGCGTCCGGAGCAAAAGAGCAGGCACAGTCAGAGGTTGAAAGTACATTCTCTGAATCTATGCCGACAGACGGACACACTGACGTAACACTCGATCAAACAAATAATGCCGCTGAAGTATATTCTGAAGTTGCAGGAGAAGTACAGTCTACATTCTCAAATCCGATTCCTGCGTCTTGTACAGTTAATGTAACTCTTGACTGGCATATCACGAACCCTAGCGCCGGAATAACAACATCTGGAAGAGGTTCATCCGTTACAGCTACTATTGCAGGTAATGCAGAAGGAAGCATTGTTACCAGTCCACTGTTATCCTGGGTAGGTGAAGATGGTCCAGAGGCGATTATTCCTCTTGGTTCAAAACGCCGTGATAGAGGTATGGATTTGTGGTTGCAGGCAGGACGTGCGCTTGGAGTAAGAGAATATGCAGACGGCGGCATGATTGGTGATGTTCCGTTGTCAGGCGGTTCCTCAGACTCGACTTCTGGAGATTCTTCTGGTAGCGGAGACAAGGGGCAGGTTGTGATTAACATGAACCCTGTGTTCAATATCAACGGAGATAGCGGAAATGATACTGTCAATACTATCAAGGAGAAACTAAAAGAGCTGATTAATGAGATGTCTGGTGAACTGGCAACGAGATTACTTGATTCTTATGCAAATATGCCGACTTAGAAAGGAGAGAACATGGAAATATATCTAAAAGAAGCGGCGAATAAAAAGTCCAGCCTTCGTTTTCCTTCTCTCCCGGATAAGGAAATCACTGTCAAAGGAAATGCGAAGTATCAGAAATACGATGTTATCAAACAGGGTGTGTTTGCTTTTCCGGCAGGACCGGACATAAGATCGTATGAGTGGAGCGGATATTTCTGGGGAAGGGCCAGGAAGAAGATGTCGATCATACATACGAAATGGCTAGATCCAAAGAGCGTCATAAAGAAGCTGGAGAACTGGAGAGACAAAGGCACAGTCCTGAATCTTATCATATCTGCAGGCGGAGGCATAAACACAGATGTCACAATTCAGAGTTTTGAATATAAGAAATTTGGCGGAAAAGGAGACTATTCCTATTCCATCACTTTTTACCGGTACCGCCCTCTCAAGATTCAGACCACAAAGGATCTTGGAATTGACAAGAAAAAGAAGAAGACAACAACCCGAACAAACCTGAAGAAGACCTCGACGGAAAAGAAAAAGCAGACCTATACAATAAAATCCGGCGACTGCATGTGGGATATTGCAAGAAAATTTTATGGATCAGGAGCTGATTGGAAAAAAATTTATGATGCAAATAAGACAGCGATAGAAAAGGCTGCGAAAAAATACGGGCATAAGGATAGCAACCAAGGGGACTGGATATTCCCTGGAACTATCCTTACAATACCGTAAAGGAGGCGCTATGATTGATCCGCTGAAATATTCTTATTATTTAGTCCTCGTGACTGAAAAAAAGAAGAAATATGACATAACAAATTTTGTCGAAGATTTGGGATGGGAAGAGCTGGAAAACGAACTTGCGGCCAGATTGTCGTGCACTGTAAAGAATGATAAGACCATAAAAGGCAGGATTTCCAGTTTATCTAAACCGGGATGCTATTTGTATCTGTATTATCGGTACAAGACAGGAACTGCGCATGAAGCTATGCGTGGCCGGATTGTAGAATGGAATCCATCTGCAAAGTCAAGCAGTCAACCGTTAAAGCTGAAGGCCTATGATAACCTGTATGATTTGCAGGAGTCGGAAGACTGTGTATATTATTCTTCCGGAGCAAGAACCAAGCAGGTTATACAGGACTATTTCAAGAAATGGGGTATATCAATTGGTAAATATACCGGACCTGATGTGGCTCATGGAGTTATTAAGGAAGACAAGAAGAAACTCGGCACAATGGTTAAGGACATCCTGGATGAGGCAAAAAAGAAAGGCGGAGGATATTCTGTAATCCGCTCTGTAAAGGGCAAGGCCCAGATTCTGGCAATTGGCAGCAACAAGAACATTTATCATTTTGCCGAAACAGAAAATCTGATAAGTGTTTCTCATAAGATCAGCACTTCGGGAATGGTTACGCGAGTAAAGATTCTCGGAGAAGCAGACGATGATAAGCGCAGACCCGTAGAAGCAACGGTCGATGGTCAGACAAAGTACGGCATTCGCCAGAAAATACTTACAAGAGGCAAGGATGATAGCTTAGATGAAGCAAAAAAAGAGGCAAAGGAAGTCCTTGATGATGATGGAAAGCCGAAAGAGGAAATCAAGGTAGTTACTATCGACATTCCTATCATCCGAAAAGGAGATATTATCCATCTTAAAATGTCAACTGGATCAGGGTATTACTGGGTAAAGGCAATTACTCATGATTGCGACAAGATGGAAATGACTATGACTTTAAAGAAAACTAAGCTGAAATCTTCGTCTTCGAAAAAGGATAACAAGAAAAAGGATGGAGATTACAGCATCGGAGATACAGTCAACTTCCATGGCGGCTATCATTATGTTTCTTCGGATGCAACGTCAGGATATAAGGTAAGCGCCGGAAAGGCGACAATAACACACAGTAATCCGGGCAGTGCTCATCCATGGTGCTTGGAAAATGTTAACTGGGCTGAGACCCATGTATGCGGCTGGGTAGACGAAGGCTCGTTTGATTAGGAGGGCATATGGCATATGACAGTAATGACGGTGTCGCACGATTAGCTGCGGTATTAGATGCAAGAATGAGAGATCATGCAGATAAGCCGCTCTGCCTTGATTTTGCAGAGATTCAGGCAGACGGCAGCCTGCTCTCGAATACATTTCCGATTCCAATTCCTAAGAGTGATTACAGAGTTTGTAGGCAATTAACTCTTGGAAAGACGGGAGATGCATTTTGCGATGTCCGAGCAGATGAACATTCTGGAAAAGCATATCTTCCGGAATCTATGCGGCAGTTGCAGGCCGGAGACAGAGTGTTGATTGCGTGGGTGCAAGACACTGCTGTTGTGATCGACATTATAACCAGACCGGTATAAGAGGACAGTATAGGAGGACATATGGCAGACAATAACTTATATCCGGTGGTGGATATACCGGAATATGAGGAAGAAAATGAAGAATATGATACAGAGTACAAGCCATCTGTGGCGTGGGACTTAGAGAAAGGAGATTTCGTTTGTAAATCTCCTTTTTGTATGCTCAAAAGCGAAGGACTTGAAGCGTACAAGATATGGTGCGTGAAGGCCGTATCAACAGAAAGATATAGTTGCCTCGGGTACGACGATGACATCGGTGCAGAGATGGAAGATGCCATGAAGGAAGAAGATGACACAGCTGTGGAACTGGCAATTGAACGTACCATAGAAGAGGCTCTGATGGTAAATCCAAGGACTGAATCCGTAGAGGACTTTGAGTTCTCATGGGAACCATCTGTGGTTTATGTGAAATTTACAGTGTACGCAATACACTGGGAGAAATTTGATTTAGAAGTAACATTGAAAAGGAGATGAGAATTTGACAGAAGAATTTGTAACTCCAGAATTTATAGATAATAGTGATCCTGATACGATCCAATCCAGGATGATGAACAATCTGCCTGTTGATATCTCTGATATGCCGGCAGATTTCCCATACGATTTCACAATGCCAACAGCGATTGAAATATCGAGGTTAATACAGTACAACCTTACCCGGACATTGATGTTGATGTTCCCGATGTGGGCTTGGGGTCAATGGCTTGATTTGCATGGTGTATCTGCAAAGGTTACACGAAAGCAGGCGAGCAGAGCATCCGGTCATGTGACCGTCGTAGGCACCGCTGGAACGATTATCGAGGAAGGGACGGTATTTTGTACAGAAGGTACGACAGATGTCGAATCTGTTGAATTTGCGACGACTGAGGAAGCAACTATACCAGAGCAGGGAACGGTTGACATACCTGTTGCGTCTGTTCTCACAGGAGCTTCTTATAATGTGACAAGAAATACTGTGACATTGCAGAAACAGCCAAACAAGAATGTTACTTCTGTGACGAATGAGAATCCTATCAGGGGTGGCACAGACGAAGAGGACGACGACACATACCGAGAAAGAATCCTTGAAAAGCTTCGCTCCGCAGAGGTTTCCTTTGTAGGATGTGACGCAGATTATGTCCGTTGGGCGAAAGAAGTATCTGGCGTTGGTTCTGCCGTGGTCGAAGCTGAATGGAAAGGACCTGGCACCGTTAAGGTTGTTGTTGCGGATCCGGATGGTTCTGCGGTTGGAGAAGATACTCTAAAAGCAGTTGAAGACTATATTGTATCCCCAAAGGACAGAATGAAGCGTTTGGCTCCGATTGGAGCATCCGTAACGATATCTACAGTGAAGGACATGACTGTATCCTACAGTGCAGTGCTTGAACTGGAAAGCAATTACAGTATCGACAATGTAAAGGAAGCATTCCTGACAGCATTAAAGACCTACTACAGGGAAGCTAAGGACAGTGAAGAAATTCGGTATACGGTTGCATCTGCATTGTTGTCTAATACAGCTGGAGTAATTGACTTTTCAGATTTTCGCATAAATGAAAATACGAACAACATATCGGTTGCAGCAGACTATTATCCAATCACAACTGCGACGGAGCTTAATTTTACGGAGGGATAGAGATGCATATAGATAATGTTGATCTGGAACATTTTCCTGCAAATGAGGTTGCTCAGAGGCTCCTGACGTATGTGACGAGAGGATGGTATGATAAGTCGTACGTCGGAAAATGGATTTTTGAGGTCATGGGTTTAGAACTGGATACGGCAATCAAAAGGATTGAAGAAGCGCAAAGTCAGGCATTTCCGGAAACGGCGGCATGGGGAATGTATTTTCATGAACTGACATATGGAATACCGATTGACAGGACAAAAGACATTGATGATCGCCGAAAAGCAGTCGTGAATCGGCGCGATAGGACGTCCAGATCGTCCATTACGCCTTATAGACTGGAAAACATTATACAGACCGTATTTGGGCTTTCTGCGAGCGTCTCGGAGCAGGTTGAGAAGTATATCTTCAATGTAGATTTGCTTATTGGTGCTGACTATCCGATATATTCCGTCGATATTCTGCTGGGATATATCCGCAAAATAAAGCCATCTCATCTGTCAATGCAGGCTCGATATGTTATTGAAGCCGCAATATGCAGTGAGAGGGAAAGAGTTCTATTCCCAGCGTTAGATATAGGAATGCAGCATACCTGGATGGAAGGATATTCTGTGCCGTTAATAGAAGTTAAATGCGAGATAACAGAAAAGCTTCCGGTCGGAATGACTGGGAATGTAATGATCTACAAGAACCTTAATCAGTGGAATGGTGAGTATAAATGGGATGGAACGATAAAATTTGATACAGAAGTAACAACGGAGGAATTGTGATGGAAGGAAAGGTAACAGTAGTAGGAAGGACGAAAATCCTGAGAGCCAGAGCCGGAGAGATCACTCTGCCTAAGATTGTAGGATTTGCGTGTGGAAGTGGCGGCTCGAATGGTTCAACAGTTCTTAGTCCGGGAGAAACATTGAAAAATGAATTTCTTCGAAAAGCGGTAGATGGACATACACTTAAAACCAATGAAAACAAGTGTGAATATTATTGCACATTAAATGGATCTGAAGCCAACGGAAAGAGCATAAGTGAGATCGGATTGTATGACTCTGAAGGAGACATCATCATGATTGCTAATTTTCTTCCAAAAGGTAAAGATTCGAATGTATCAATGAGATTTGAAATTGATGATGTTTTACAGTAAGGAGATGATTATATATGGCGAACGTGGTTATCCCGGAGAATCCGGAGTTCAATGAAGCTTTGAGAATCATCGAGACAAAGGATCTGGTTCATGCGGATGTAGTAAATCCTATGTTTAGGACATTACTGCTTAATACTATATATCTCGAACGACGGGTAGCAAAGATGATCGAACGGATTGACACACTTGCGATTGACAATACCTATGGAGGACCAGAGCTGTCGGCGGATGCAAATATCGTAGATGCAAGCGCGCAGTTCAGCGTTATCAGGAAAACGTCGTCGACAGCATCAGTACAGACACTGTTTCAAAAAGCAATCGATAGTCTCAGAAAAGGACTCTATAGCTTGTTGATTAGAGTGAAAGTGAACTCAAATTCAAATAACGGCGGGCTAATCGAATTAAATGTAACGTCTGGCGGAGCGATATTGGAAACCAGAACTATTACTGCAAATATGTTTGAAAGAGCAGGAGTTTATCAGACGTTTGGACTTAATGTTGAATTGAATGATACGGTTACTATTACTGCGAGATTGCTGAAAAATAGCGCAAATATAACGGTGTCCGTTGATTATGTCATGCTTCAGCCGGCTCAGACAGCAATCACGAGTTTGTAGGCGGTGGCTATATGATATCAGCAGAGAGACTTGTAGAATTGCGGGCAAAAGTAAAAAAAGAAATGGCAAGGAGAAGCTGTGTGGAGCATGGTTCAAGCGCTTCAATGAATAAATTTGCTGCAAATTATGATTATAATGCTGTTCCGGTCACTGGGGGAGACATTACAGATGAACATATACAAAAGGTTATTGATCCGCTGCTTAATGTAGCGGATTTTTTGCAGAATAATAGCCTGCAACAGAGTCATAGTGGAGCAGATGTGATCGTCGATCAGGCGGAGAAATTTGTTGATACCCTTGCAAAAATAGATAAGCAGGCAAGTGATAGTGGGTGCAGAGGACTCTGTACGGGGTTATGTGTAGGTTCTTGCACATCTGGCTGTCAGGGATGCACTGGGTGTACTGGTGGTTGCGATACCACTTGCGCAAAGAGTTGTTCAGATGGCTGTTCTACATCCTGCGGTGGTTGTTCAGATGGCTGTTTTTCTGGATGCACACATACCTGTGGTTCCGGATGTACAACCGGCGCGATGACTACATAATGAGAGGAGGTGATATCTATGGCGTGTTCAAAAGGATGTGGAACGAGTTGTGCAACGAGCTGTAAGTCCACAGCGTCTGGCAACTGCGGCGGATGCGGGACTTCTTGTTCACGAAATTGCAGTACGATATGCTCAGGTACCTGCTCTGGTACTTGTAACAAAACATGCACAAAGCAGTGCAATCATAATTGTTCGGATGAATGCACTGGATGTCAACGGACATGCGCAGATGATTGCGAGGCAGGATGCAAAACGGATTGCCTTCAGACCTGCACAGCGAATTGTTCAGACACTTGCGCAGACTGCACAGGTGGATGTGGAAACAGTTGCTTTGCGACATGCGCTGATGACTGCACAGGTGGATGCAAAGGCGGTTGCAACACGACATGCACAGCGAATTGTATGAACGACTGCAATACCTGGTGCGAAGGCGGATGTTATTCTTCATGCACATGGACTTGCGAAGGATGCAGTAATACTTGCACTGGTACCTGCTCCGGTACCTGTTCCGGTACCTGTTCTGGTACCTGTTCTGGTACTTGTCAGGGTTGTGATAATAAGTGCACAGCTTCCTGCGCTCAGTCTTGTACTGGCTGTAGCGGCTGTTCGGGTTGTGGAAATTCCTGTGGTTCCGGATGCACAGATAGCTGCATGGGAACCTGCAAAAGCAATTGTTCTGGAGGCTGCGGAACCAGCTGCGGAGGATGCTCTACATCCTGTGCATCAAGCTGTCAGAGTGATTGTGGCGGGACCTGCAGGAATCAGTGCTACGGACAGGCGACTACACCGATATATTCATTTAATTAGGAGGAAAAAATGAGAACAGTAATTATTAAAGTAGACAGCAAAGAGGCAGAGTACATCGAAAGACTGGACTACGAAAGGGGATTTACTAAAGATGTCCTGCAGAGAATCATCGAATCACATATGGAAGACCCAGATGTAATCAATAGCCCGGCATTTAAGGCTTATCAGAAACAGGGAGCGGAATTGGATGCACAGTTCAGCATGGCAGTAGCAGAGCTTGAGAAAAAATATATTCCGGAGATTCTTAAACATCACAAGACCAAATGGAATCTTGAGTACAAGACAGGAGAACTGAAAGTAGACATTCTGTGCAATTGTGAAATTGAGGGAATCAAATGAAAAGAACAGAACAATATTCCGAAAGGCTGAGCAGATTATATCCTGAGCTGCACGAACCGGTAGGGACAGAAAAGATTCTGACTCAGACCGTTACATTTCAGGTCACTGATGACTGCAATCTGGCATGCAAGTATTGTTACCAGACACATAAGGGCAAAAAGAAAATGTCTTTCGATACGGCAAAGAAGATGATTGATCTTCTGTTAACTGGAGAAAAGGGCATGGGAGATTATATCAATCCAAGGCGTTCCCCTGGCCTTATCATTGACTTTATCGGTGGAGAACCGCTATTGGAAGTAGGACTGATTGATCGAATCTGCAGTTACACTATTGGCCAGATGATAGAACTAAATCATCCATGGCTTATGAAAACAATGTTTTCTATCTGCAGTAATGGTGTGTGCTACTTCGAACCGGAAGTACAGAGAGTTTTACAGAAATGGAATCAGCGCCTGTCTTTTTCTGTGACTGTTGACGGAAATAAAGAACTTCACGATTCCTGCCGGGTATTTCCGGATGGGCGGCCATCTTATGATCTGGCAATTTCAGCGGCGAAAGATTGGGTAAACAAAGGTGGATATATGGGTAGCAAGGTTACGATAGCTCCTGCAAATGTGATGCATGTGTACGATGCAATTACGCACATGATTGATCTTGGATATAACGAGATCAATGCAAACTGCGTCTACGAAGAAGGATGGCAGATGATCCATGCAACGGTTTTTTATGACCAGCTGAAGAAGCTTGCAGACTATATCTTGGAACACAATCTTGATATGGAGAATGATTATTACATTTCACTGTTCGAGGAAAACTTCTTTCACCCGAAGCAGCCTGACGACCTTGAAAACTGGTGCGGTGGAAATGGCGTAATGCTTGCTGTTGATCCAGATGGAATTATCTATCCATGTCTGAGATATATGGAAAGCTCTCTGGCGGGGCAGCAGGAACCATATAGTATAGGAGATGTGGATACAGGAATCTGCCAGTGCGAATGTCACAAATGCCGTGTGGAATGCCTCAAGAAAATTGATCGGAGAACACAGAGCACGGATGAATGCTTCAATTGTCCCGTTGCAGAGGGGTGCTCATGGTGTACTGCATACAACTATCAGGTATTTGGCACGCCCGATGCAAGGGCTACTTATATTTGCAACATGCACAAGGCACGAGCACTCGGAAACATCTATTTCTGGAACAATTATTACAAGAAACACGGTATTGATAAGCATATGGAGAATTATGTGCCAGAAAAATGGGCGCTTGACATTATCACTCAAGCAGAGTGGAATATGCTAAATAGCTTATAACTATTTTCGATATAATCTAACAAAAAATGATAATATCGAAAAAATATGGTAAAAAAGAGAGGTGTTTTAAAAATGATAAAGCAAGAAGTTATCTTTAATGTTAAAAACCTCATGATCTCTAAAACAAAGAATATCTTTGCAACGGAAGGCATTCGGAATGTATTTGAAGCGGTTTTCCAGTTTCATTCTTCTGATTGGGACAATCTTACGAAAACTGCTGTCTTCGAAAATGTAGAGGGCACGAAAGAGCTGCGACTGCTTGTAGATGATAAGTGTGATATACCTGACAGCTTCTTTAAGACTTCTGGAGTGTGTTATGTGTCAGTGATGGCGGGCGATTTCATGGTCACAAATAAAGCGGCGATCATCGTAGTAAACGCTGGGTATACTTCCGGAGATACCGTACCGGATGCAAAGAATTATTTTGAACAGCTTCTGAGATATTTTGATGCAACGAACACGAATGTTCAGGAATATGGAAAGCTGGCCGAAAGATTTGCGGTTGGTTTGGCAGAGATTCCTGAAAGCCTGACGGATAACGCAAAATATTACGCACGTCAGGCAGAACAGGCGGTAATGGGAATCCCTGGACAGGTGGAAGATGCGAAGAATGATATCGATGCTTATGTAAAAGAAAATGAAGCTGATCTGAAAGGCGAGGATGGAAATGTGTGTTTTGTCGAGTTTCACATTCAGCCACCTTGCCTCTTTATGCGGAATAATCCAGAAGAAACGGATATTGAGTTTAGACTTAACGGCCCTAAGCTCGAATACAAATGGAGGGATAGAGGTTAATGGCGAATAAAACAACAGGTAGTGGCCAGTGGACTAACATGGGGAATGTTACGACAAACCCCCTTGGAAGCTACTCTGACTCTAAAACATACAACTTTTTAGACATGGTTTCATATGAGGGTGGCTCATACATATGTTTGGAAAACGGGACGATTGGTGTGCGCCCATCTCCTGGCGAAAGTACAGACAGATGGTTCTGTTCTTCAGTACCGGGAGAAGCAACTCCAGATTTCAAAAACTTAGTGACAGAAACTAAAGAAGCGGCCAGGACAGCAAAAGAAAAAGCATCTGAGGCGGAGACAAGTGCAAAGGCTTCAGAAATAAGTGCACAGGCGGCTTCGAACTCAGCCGGAGCAGCAGCAGCTTCGGCCAGAGATGCGGAGAATGCAAAAGATGTTGTTGCCGGATACAAAAATGCGGCTGAAAAGGCTGCATCATCCGCTGCGACATCTGAGAAAAATGTAAATGATAAAATTGCTGGACTGGACAATACGTTTTCTGAAAAGACAACGAGTGCAATAGAAACCATAAACAAATCCGCAGATACAAAAGCGGAGGAGATAAAAAATGAAATAACTGCAACAAAAAATTCTATGGTGGATGCGTCTCAGAAAGCTATAAACGACACAATCGATGCGAGAAAAACTGAGATCAATAATACAGGTGCATCTGAAATTAAAAATGTACAGGCTGAATCAGCAACACAGACACGGGGGATTAAAAGCGTAGCAGCTGAGCAGCTGGCAGCTATTAATGCAGCTGGTGGCACTTTAGAGAGTGCAATTGAGCGCTACTATGCTATGCGCCGTACGAGAGAAATCTATACGGTAGAAGACCTTGATCCGGATGTTACACAGGCCTGCACGGTAAATCGTTTAGATGCTCTGTCTGGTCTTACCTGCACACCGTCTACAAATACGACAGCTGGAGAAGACCAAATTGGAACTCTCGAAGCATTCCGCCCGATTGAAGTGAACTGGATCCTCGATGATGATGGAAACCAGAAAATTACCGCAATTGAGGGAATGCCGGGATATAAGACGACAGGAAAAGTCAACCGTGGAATCATGAACATGGGACTCTATTACAAAAAAGAGCGAAATGCAGAAGACAATGGCTGGCTGCATCATTGGTCCATGCTTCCTCGAAAAGAAGAAGGATATGTTCCGATGAAAGAATGTGTTCGTTCAGACAATACGGTGCAGGGATGGATGCTCCATCCTAAAGGAGCGGCAGTGGATATTGATGGTGTTCCGTATGTAACCAACGGAAAACCCGTCAGGAACAAACCTTCGTATGCAAATTTTGCATATGCACGAAAGCAGGGTCCGGCATACTGCTTTGAAACAGATGTTGATGCCGCATGGGTTCTGGCGTTGACAATGATTAAGTACGGAACAAAAGATCTGCAGGCCTATATGAGAGGATGCACAGCTTACAGTAGTCAGTATAATGTTGCGGTTGCTGAAGAGAATACAAAGAGAGTAATTCTCACAAAAGATCAGGCGAATTATTTTGTTGTTGGTTCGTCGGTCAGCATTGGAAATCCAGGTTCGAACACTAACTTCGATAGAGGCAATAATTATATGCACAATATCGTTGATAGCGCAAAAATTACAGCCATTCAGAAAGTAGACGATACATATAGTGCCTTAGTGTTGGATGTGTCTGCTCCATTTACAACCGCAACTACTTATAAGGTAAGTGCAATGCATTGGGAGACAGGATCCACTGATTCCGTACAAGGTTACGATGGAAGTCCAGTATCTAACACAGATGGAAAGAATATCTGCAAGATTAATGGCATTGAGATTATGCCGGGAGGCCTTTCGGTATCTGGAAACTCTGTTCATATTATAGAGACAGATTCTGATGGAAATACGAGCTGTACGTATTATAGATGTGATGATGCCAGATTGTTAACAACTAATACAGATACAATAATTAGTTCGTATGCAAAAGTTGGAAGTTTTCCTGCAACGGACAATGCGTGGAAATTTATCAAAGAGCAGATGGTTGATTTTGGTAAAGGAGTTATGTATCCAGTGACATATGGCGGTGGCGATAAAGCTTATTGGGCAGATGGATGGCATACAGGAAGTACTCCTTCGGCTGGCCAAAAGTCAGCCCGGGAGCTCCTCCGGCGCGGCGGTCTGTACTGCGGCGGCCTCGCTGGCCCTTCGTACGTGAATGGCAACATTGGCCTGCCGTCTGCCTGGTGGTACTTCCTCGCGACCCTTTCTCCTAACGCCGTACGGGGTGAATGGCAGGCGACAGCCTGACAGAGGGGCTGTCCCCTCCAATGGCTACAAATGATTTTAAAATGATGAATTTAACCGTATGAAAATACAGACGGTTTAAAGTAACAAAAAATATAATATAAGGACTTATGGGGTCCGGGAGCTCCTCCGGCGCGGCAATCTGAACAACGGCGGCATCGCTGGCCCGTCGTACGTGAATGGCAACAATGGCCTGACGAATACCTGGTGGAACATCCTCGCGACAATTTCTGTGTATAAAAAATATGATACTTGACCTCATAAGCCGGCTGAAGAAGCCTATACTTGGGAATACCCGAAATACGTGATAAAAGGCCATTCCTTTCTCATGAAGTAGATTGACATCTGCAGAGTGGGAAGGGGAGACTGGCAGGTGCGCTGTCAGCCGGGGCTAGTAGACAACCGAAAGTCCCTGAATCACACAGAAAGGAAAATGCCTTTATGAAGAAATGCTGCAAGAATGTAAATATTTTAGCAGATGATTTTATTGAAGATTCAATTTACGAAGCACTTGACGAAAAATGGAAACGGTCAGATGTGGCAAAGTATCTGCATGGTCGCACAAGCTCAATGAGTTTGCAGGCTATGAAACGATTGCTTCGGGACACAGACGAAAGAGATCTCATGGTATCTGGTCTGGTCCATACAGTTGCAGAAAGCCTGCGCTATGAAATCCAGAACCGGTGTTTGAAAGTAGAACCTATTCAATACAGTTGGAGACAAGATGGGGTCAATGGAAAAATCCGAGAAATCGGTGTAGAAAGCGTAAAACAGCTGATTTTGGATGAAATAGCCAGTGAAGGTTTGGATGAACTCTGGAGGCGAAAGCTGGGATACCATCAGTACGCAAGCATTAAGGGAAAAGGACAGCTCGGCGGAAAGAAAGCAATAGAGCACCAGATCCGGAAGAAATACAGCATGTCTCGGTACGCTTGGAAAGGTGACGTAAAAAAGTGCTATCCATCTGTAGATACCCGCAAGCTAAAAAGAATGCTGGAACATGATGTAAAAAATGAAGTCCTGCTATATCTTGTATATTTCTTAATAGGAACCTACAAGCAGGGACTTAATATAGGATCAGGATTATCCCAGTTTCTCTGTAATTACTATCTTGCGAAAGCTTATGTGTATGTTCTTGGCTTACATAAAGTCAGGAAACACCGTGATGGAGCTACCGAAAGCAAAAGACTTGTATATTTTTGTATCATGTATATGGATGATATTTTGCTCATAGGAGCCCGGGAAGCTGATGTTAAGAGGGCAGCTCGGGCATTAGAGAAGTATTTGCTTAAAGAATATGGTCTTACAATTAAGCCTGATGCAGATCTGTTTCCGATTGATTATCGTATTAAAACAGGGAAAAAATACGATAGTTACAGAGAAAAGGATAAGGCAGAAAGGCGAGGTAAGCCAATAGACATGATGGGCTATGTAATTTATAGGGAACACACAGAAATCCGTAGCAAGATCTTTCTACGGGCAAGGAAAGCGTATTCTGTTGCTTGGCACTGTATGAAAAATAAAAGGGAAATCCCGTTACAGACCGCCTATAAATGCACAAGTTATTATGGATGGTTCAAACATACCGATTCCAAATATGTCAAAGACAAATATAATATTGATGCTGTTTGCGCAGCTGCGAAAAGGAGGATCAGCAAGCATGCAAAAAGCGAAATACATGGAACGTCAGCCAGAAGTACGCTGGCAGCCTGTCAATAATGGCATGGTAGATGTCACACTGTGCCTGAATGAGCAGAAAGTGACAATTGAACAGGGACAGATGGAAGACTCTGCAAAGCAGATGATGTATGAATATGATTATCACCAGTTCAGGGAGTCTGCAGACAAGATCAACGAAGAAACGGTAAGGGCATCTCCTGCGAAATATATGTCCTATGTTCCGGAAGTTGAAAAGAGCTTGGAAGAGAAATTAGAGGAACTGCAGGCTTCGAACGAAATGCTTACAAGTTGCGTTCTTGAGATGTCAGAACTGGTATATCAGTAATGATGAAACTGTTGAACAACCTTATTATATTATTACAGAATGATGGAGGAAAAGAAATGATAGCAATGTTATGGGCACAGCAGATTATGCTTGGAAAGAAAACTTATGCAGAGGTACCGAGACTTCTGAAAGCAAAGGTAAAAGAAATCCTGGAAGATTCCGGAATGGGAGAACTGGCAAAAGAAGAATGACGAAACTGCAGATAATAAGTAAACAATGGTCATTGATTTATGATCTTCTGCTACTTAATAAGGGTGCGAGCGAAAGAACCCTTGATGAGATTGAACGGGATATGGATACATTGGAATTTCATTGTAGAAAGTATGCCGACGCAGATGATGAAGAATTGATGGCATGAAAAGGGCCTGAGCAGGCTCTTTTTTTAATGGAGGTAAAACTATGCACAGCCAAAGAAGCCCACCGTAGAGGCCAAAATAGAAGGTGTAGACAGGAATATAGGAGGAAAATATGGAGGCGGAATACATTAGCCGGTCCGAACATGCTGAGTTCTGCAAGCGCGTTGATGCAGAAGACGAAAGGCAGAACAAACGATTGGAACTGCTTGAAGAAAATACAAAGCAGATTAATTCGCTTACAACATCGGTAGAGAAGCTGGCACAAAGCATTCAGCTGATGTGCAAAGAGCAGGAGCAGCAGGGAGCGCGCCTGGAATCACTTGAAAGCCGGGATGGGGAGATGTGGAAACAGGTAACAGGGTATGTTATAACAACCCTGGTTGGCCTTGCAATCGGATTTTTCTTTAAACAGTTCGGTTTTTAAGAAAGGCATTGATATGGATATTTTAAAAAAGAAAATAAAAAAGATAGTTTCGGCGATAAAGAAAGTCGGAACATTGAACCTGGTGCTGATGTTTGTCGGCGCTTTTTTTATATGGTTCAACTGGCAGATGATCTTGCTGTACAGGCAGTGCGATAGCATGCCGGAAACATATGCCTGTGCAGTTGTGGCAGCAACCATTGGAGAGTGTGGCATATGCGGCTGGATTCGGACAAACAAAGACAAACAGCAGGATCGGAAATGGCAGAAACAGGATGAAAAAGAAGGACGAGAACAAAATGAATCCGACATGAATGTCGGGAACATAGATGAGGAGGATAATTTATGACGTTAGAATATTTTTTACTGTTACTTATGATTGTATCAATCTTTACCGGCTTAGTGACTGAAGGTATTAAGAAGTTGCTTGAAGAGTCAAAAAAAACCTACAAGGCAAATTTCCTTGCAGGAGGGGTGGCTGTAGTTTTGTCAGTGCTTGTAGGAAGTGGATATATTATTTTGATGGATGCACAGATCAACAGCAAGATGGCAGTATACCTTATTGCGCTGATTCTGCTTTCATGGCTGTCTGCAATGGTTGGATATGATAAAGTCATTCAGTCACTTGGACAGATCAAACTTCCGAATAAGAATGAGTAGTTAGAAGCCTGTTTTAAGGCTCCTTTTTGTGAGGTGGACTTATGGATAAGCAAAATATAACTGTGTTGAGAAAAATACTGTACGCAGTGGAATCCGGAGATCAGGTATATGGTAAGCAGGATTATTCCTGCTTTGCCGGGGTCGGAGCGAACTGTAGCAATGAAAAAGCTATTACGATCGGTGCGGGCCAGTGGTACGCAGGAGAAGCAAAAGAACTGTTATACCGGATTCAGAGAGCAAACCCGAAGCTATTCAAAGACATGGATAATGCAGGTATGGAAAAAGACCTGCTGATGAAGAGCTGGGATACATACGCCGTAACAGCAGAATCTGCGAAAGGAAAATGTATCGTAGACATTATCAGCACTGACTTGGGGAAGGAATGCCAGGATCAGTACATGGAAGACCAGATACAAGCGTATATTCCGATCATTGAAAAAGCATATGGAACCATGCCAGATAGTGCCATGATGGAATGCATCAATATCCTGCATCAGGGTGGCTTTGACGCATTGAAAAGAATCTTGTCTAAAACTCCGGAACCATATACTGCAGACAAGATTTATGTAACACTGTGCCGGGATCCGGCAGACCCGACGCCGAACCAGGTAGGGGATTACACAGACAGGCAGAAAGCTGTCATAAACATGATTCATACATATGCTGATAGCACAGAGAAAGAAGGTATTGCAATGACTAAGACAGAAAAAGCAATAAGACAAATGGAGACATGGGCGAAAGATGATTCTCATGGCTACGATCAGGATTATCGTTGGGATGAAAAAGGTGATTTTGACTGTAGTTCCGCAGTAATACAGGCATGGCAGAACGCCGGAGTTCCCGTAAAAAGTTCCGGTGCGACATATACAGGGGACATGAAAAATGTCTTTCTCCGTAATGGATTTAAGGACATTACAGCAGATGTAAATGTAAAAACGGCAGCAGGACTTAAACGCGGGGATGTGCTGCTGAATGAAGCACATCATGTAGCCATGTACTGTGGAAATGGTAAAGAGGTAGAAGCCAGCATCAACGAGAAAGGTACCGCTCATGGCGGCAAACCGGGAGACCAGACTGGTAAGGAGTTTCTGATCCGGAGCTATCGGAACTATCCTTGGAATTGTGTGCTCAGGTATAGAGAGAATATTTTTTCCTCCGCTTCTGACACAGAAAAGAAGCAGAACGCAGTAGCCTATGTAGCGAGATTTACAAAGGACTGCAAATGCTACAGTGTAGCTGGTAAGACTCAGGCGAAAATGTTCCCAGTGATTAAAAAGAATGCGGTTGTAGATGTGATGAAATACACCGAAACCGTAAATGGTAAAAAGTGGTATTTTATCCGGATTCCACATCCAACAGAAGGATTCGTAAGGGAGTTCGTCCCAGCCGGATACTTCAAGAAGTTGATTTAACAGACGGTGCCTTCTAAAAACACATTAAAATATATCACATCAAAAGGAACTCTGTAAATGGAGTTCCTTCCATATATTACCGCTATTTTTTTATACATTGAATATGATAATATGAACAAGCTTCGCTTATCAAGATTTCGATAGGATATAGCCAAAAACGATATAATCTAACAAATTCCGTCGTGTATTACCATAAAGTGGTAATTTATAACGGAAGGAGCAATGGCATGATAAAAATTTTGCTATCGAAAAAGCTTGGGGAATTAAGACTTACTCAGGCGGACCTGGCAAGGGCGACAGGAATACGTCCTAACACTATCAATGAGTTGTACCACGAGCTCACGGAAAGGGTAAACCTTGAGCACCTTGATCTAATATGCGAAGCGCTAAACTGTGAACTAGACGAATTGATCATTAGGGTGCCGAACAAAGAAACGTCAGTTGTCCATACACGCCAGGGAACCCTGAAACCCAACAAAAAGATGTAGCCGCTGCAACGATTACATCTTATTAAAGAGGGGAATGCTATATCCCCCTCTTTAATTCATTTCTTTTAAATTATATTCTAACGAATCGTACAAATAATCTGTATCAAATCCCATATCTTTGTAACCTTGCAATACAGTTTCAACATAACGATTAGATGGTTTTCCCACAGTGGCTGAGTCAGGCAACAGATATATCATAGCCTTTTTCCTTGTGCCGTTTTTTAATTGCACAAATACATTTTTCTTTCTATAAAATCTCGGATAGCCCTCATACAGATCAAGAGCCTTCTCGTTTTTATTATCGATATTCCAAACAGCAACAGGAACCCTACTTCCTTTTTGCCTTTTGACGGTCGCATAAGATCCTGTGCGGCTTCCCCTGTAAAGTAATTTCCAATTTATCAGATATCCAGTAAATGCGATTGTTGCTCCAGGACAACGGTATGACATTTGCTGTACGTTAAGATTGCTTCCGTATGCTACATATAAACTCATGGTTTTTCCTTTCTCCCCGTCAAGCCGCTAGGTCAGCTGATTTATGATTAAGCTACATGTTCTGCATTTGCATTTTCGCGAAGCTGTTTCATCATGTGAAGTCTGCAGGTTTTGAAATCGTCTCCGTAAAGCCCAAGTCTGTTTGTAAGGATATTGTACATCAGAGTGACTTTTTTCTTTGCTGTGTATCCGTTCATGGATCTAAATACGACTTTGTCATCAGATTCGATGGACCATGCAGAGAGTGCTAAACAAAACTGTACATACGCTTTAATTTTTCCTGCATGAAGAGTGCTATTAAAAAGTCTGAATTCGACTGTGCCTTTCTGGAAGAAGCTGTGAAGATTCAGGGCGTGGTATCTTGTTGAATTGTAATGACTATGATCAATACCACCATGATACTGATCGTTCGCACTGCTGTACCAGATTTCTTCAACTTTTCTTGTATCAAGATCCTTTTCTTTTTTCATTGTATCCAGTAAATCCTTACATACCGGCCTGCACCATCTGTCTTTTCTACTTCCTACTGCAAGAGCATCGTAGATAATCTCCTGTCTGCTGAAAAAGAAATTTACCAGTCTTCTGAGAGAAGTGGCGGTATGATTGGCGCCGTCAACATGAATATGTATTCCGCAACTGCTGTGAGGTACTCCGCCGAGTTCTTTAAATTTACGGATTATTGACTGAAGCGTTTCAATATCTTCATAATTAAGTGGCGGTGTTACAAATTCAACTCTATATTCATCCATCAATTCACGTCCCGCTTTTCTAACTGGACAAATACTTGAATCTCTCATTACTTTCCAAATTCTTCTTTTGCTATCTCGAATCGTATAAGTACGATAGCAAGTGCGATCAGGTCCGGTAGCATGACTTCCGAGGATTTCTGCAACAGCCTCAGCGGCCATGGTTCTTGTTATTCCTGTAAATTCTACCTCGACTCCAAATTTCTGTTTCTTTAAAAGTTCTGACATATCATTTTCCTCCTATTATCTTTCAAACCTCGCACCGTCTATGCGAATGTTTGTTCTGCTGTTTATGTTTGTATATTACCATATGTACCGTACATGTCAATAGTTTACTAGAGAAAATTTCTAAAATTATAGAGAAAAAAATCAATATAATGAAGCAAAAGCTTGACATACATTAAACAAGACTATATAATAAAGACAGATAAAAACAGACAAATCAGAGGAGGAAACACTATGAATAAAACGGAATCTGTAGCTGGTAAAGCTACAAGAAGAATGCAACTTAAAAACATGCCTCTCGATCGCTTCGAGGACGGAGTTGGATTCATCCATGCAACCGGATGCGATTGTTTCGTGGATGGCGAGTGGGTAACTGAATATGAAGACGGAATCTATGAGGATGCCCCAGGTTGCGTCTATGAGGACGAGGAAGATGATGAACCTGAGTGGACGGAAGAAGACGAAACTCAGTACGCAGAGACGTTCGAACCGTATCCGGGCTTTGAAAATTTTAAACTGGGAGGAAAATAGATGATTTCATATACTCCCCTCTGGCATACCCTTATCAATAAGGGCATGAATAAGGGGGATTTAAAAAATATGACTGGTTTAAGCTTCGGAACCATTGCCAGTATGGGAAAAAACGAGCCAGTCAACTTAAAACAGATCGACAGGATCTGCAAAGCTCTTCATTGCAAGATAGAGGATGTTATAGAATATAAGGAAGATTAAATGCTTCCTTATATATATTTAACAAATGTTAGATTCTGGTTACCTGCCATTAACATGCGGGATGCTATGATTATCATATAATGTCACCCAAATAATTATATCAATCAATTATCTGGTTATGAGCAAGTAGCGAAGAGGATGCTTTTATCTGCCTGATAAAAGCATAGTAAAAATATAAAAAAGAGCTGAGAAGTCCTTAATTGGATTTTTCAGCTCTTTTGAAGTATTGATGTGATTTTGGATGAATGAAGGCTCTATTTATTCGGCGTCCGAATTATCGGTATCATAGGATTCGTCGTATGTCTCTGCGTCTGTGTCATCTGAAGCTGAACTGTTTATATCAACGATATCGCTATCTGAAGCAGCTGTATCTGCAGAACTGCTCTGGGAGTCGTTATTACTGTTATATTTTGCAGTAAAAGTACTGCCTTCTGCAGTAGAAATCCAGGAACTCCGCTCATTGATTTTTCCAAGGATTCTTGTTGCCTCATCACCTTCTGCCGGAGTTGGCTGATAATTATTATATCCATCATAGGCAGCAGAAGAAATGGAGCAGGGAATGATATTGGTCACGTTGTCTTTTTTTACCCCATCGGCATCAATAGTAAAGGTCTGCTGGTAGATCATGGTATCCATATCACTTGGAGAACTGTTGCCGCCGAAGCAGAAGTTTCCGAGGCTGTATACAATATTCCTGCCTTTATAAGTTTCAATGCCCTGAAGTACATGCGGATGATGTCCGCATACAAGATCAACACCTTCATCGATCGCGATGCGTCCAAGTGTTGTCTGGTTGCTGTCCGGAACGGTTTCCGTTTCATTACCCCAGTGGAAGATCACTACGATCAGCTGTGCCCCGTCTGCCTTTACTTTTGCAATATTGTCTTTTAACTGCTGCTCGCGTTCAAGATGGTCGTACAGTTCATAGATACCGACTAATCCTACTTTGATTCCCTTTACATCCATAACAGCAGTTTCATCATATCCGAAATGAACGATTCCTGCATCATCCAGTGCTGCCAGAGTATCATCGAAACTCTGCTCGCCATAATCATGACTGTGATTATTAGCGGTGTTTACAGCTTCTACAGACCCGCCTGTCAGAATAGAAGCATAGGATGCAGGTGCTTTAAACGCAAATGTTTTGTCCTCCCGTTCATCAGAATCGGTGAGTGTTCCCTCAAAATTCGCAATAGTCAGATCATCTGTGGAGAAAATATCTTTTACATTCTGCAGGAAATAATCTGCACCGTAATTTTCATAATAAGCATTTAAGCTGGTATCATAATCAAAAGTTTCATCTGTGCCAAGAGTGCAGTCACCGACAACACTGAGTGTCAGAGAAACAGGAGAAGATACTGTAGCATTGGAGGAATCCGTGTTCTGAGAATCTGAGGATGCTTTCTGGCTGTTGTCCTTAGAAGCGTTCATGGAAACAGTTTTTTTGGCTGCTGCCTGTCTGGAGCTCATATAGTTGCTGCATCCGCGGATACCTGCCAGAATAAGTATAAAAACCAGAACAAAGATACCGATACCTGTTGCAATCAGCAATTTTTGCCTTTTTTCCTGATAGTATTTTGATTTTTTGTAGATGTCTTTCCTGCGTGCAGAAGAAGATTTCATCTGGCTTCGCTTGTTGGATTGTAGGCTCAT